GACGACCATCCGGAATGGGATTTGGGATTCAAAGTCGCCGGGACCGATTGCGAGTGCCACCCGAACCTAGTCAAAGCAGGCAGAATGGGTAAGTGGCAGCCAGGTATATTGACACACCACGCGTTCGAGGATACCATTGAATCTATGAGCGACAAGAATCTGGTAAGCTAATGGGTCTGCAACCAAGTAGCGATAGGTATTTCATTACAGTTCCGGGTAGGGGACGGATGCGCAGATCAAGATTCGTTATGGAGGAACACCTGTGTAGGAAGCTTCTACCAGAAGAGGTAGTTCATCATATAGATGAAAATCCTGCGAATGATGACATATCCAACCTTCAGTTGCTACCAAATCAATCGGAGCATATGAAGATACACCGTCCTAACACAAACAGAAAGCGCAAAGAAGCCCCATCCACTATGTCATGCGCAGGATGCGCAGATGTATTTGACATGTCAGAGCACCAACGCTATAGCTATCGTCATGGAAGGCGAACATTCTATTGCGATCTGGATTGTTACAGAGAAAATGGGATCGGCAAGAGACTGTGTCTGTAGAGCCGATGCGCCACAAATTGCACGATCCTAGATACGGTATCACCCATAAGGTACACATCTATTCTCGCGACGGTCAGCAACAAGAGGGATACATAACCGCCAATGTAGACGAGAACGGCAGACTAAGGGAGGTATTTCTGACGGGATGGGGAAAGTCCGGAAGTACACTTGAAGGATGGGTGCAGGCATTCGCTGTTATGTTGTCCATATCGCTCCAGTACGGAGCCGAGCTACCGATGATCTGTCGAAAGCTCAGCCACATGAAGTTCGAGCCATTCGGAGAAACAGACAATCCAGAGATACCGGAAGTCAAGTCGGTAATCGACTACATCGTCAGGTGGTTGGCAATCAGATACGGCGACGAGGAACTCCAAAAGGAGATGCGCGCTCATGAAGACGTACAGCCAACTAGTTGAGGATCTCTCCAAACAACTACGCGACGACATGCCGGAAGTCTTCAAAGGAGGATTTGAAGATCAATCTGCAAGAGTCGCGCATTGGATCTTGATGAAGTACAAGCCTCCTATGGAATGGGAAGAAATAGCGCCGAGCGAATACAGTTACTACAAGTGGGACATCATTCTTCGCACGATGGTGGCAGGTAAGTTCCTTGAGTTCAAAGGATATATGAGCGATGAAGCGAGGAAGCGAGAGCCGCAGATGATAGACAAGCTTCGCGACTCAATCCGACTCGGGGTAGGCAGGGCTATGGTGAACTTTATCGACAATGGAGAGGAACCAAAGCCCGATGTTCTGCACTAAGTGTAACGAAGTTATCAAGCCCGTTGTAGCGATAGACATTGACGGGACGCTCGGCAACTACATAGGCCACTTCACGAAGCACGCACAAGGGTATCTTGGTGTTGAAGGTTTGCTTCCGACTACATACGACGGCAGCATGGGCTTCAAAGAATGGTGCTGTAATAGCTGGGGAATTACCGAGGATGTCTGGTCGGATATCAAGCTCACGTACCGGCAGGGAGCGTGGAAGCGCACCATGCCGTGGTACCCTGGATCAGACAATGCGTGCGCAGAGATTCGCGAACGGGCCGAACTTTGGCTGACGACCACTAGGCCGTACCTTCGCCACGACAATATAGATCCGGATACGCGAGAGTGGCTGCGACGGAACAACATCAAGTATGATGGCCTCATCTATGATGAGCAGAAATATGTGCAGCTTTCGAACATAGTCGGAAGCAACAGGGTGTGTGCAGTCCTCGATGACCTTGCAGAAGAGATAGCATGGGCATCCGCGATCTTCGGGTCATTTGTTCCGATCCTCAGAAGCACACCGCACAACAAGAGGGCCAATGTGCCATCGTACACACCAAAAGCACGAGATATGTACGAGGCTCTAGATCTAATCAACGCCAATATCGACAAGTGGGAGGAACAACATGCACGTTGAGAACATCATTGGCGAAGAGGAAATCTACGCCAGGCTAGGTATCCCGCTGAACGACAATACCCGCAAGCAGTTCACTCTGTTCTTGAAGGCCATGAGGATCTTTGTCGATCGAGAAGAGGTTCACCATAGCTTGTGGGCAGAGTTCGATGAAGGAGATGCCGCTCATCATATGCGGTCTAAGCTGATGCGCATCCAGCACGCGCTTTCGTTCATCGATCTTCCCGATAACCCCGACAGAATATATAACGTCATGGACGATGCTCTCGACCTGATGAACTATACGGCGTTCTTGATGAGGCACCTTCTTGGTTGGAAACCAGACCAGAGCGGGGAGGCGGCTTGACTGCAAAAGGTAACATTTACTTCCTGACTGATGATCAGCGCGAAGGAGTGCTGTGGGCAATTAGATTGGCAATGGCTTACGATGATGGTTTCTCATTTCCTCGTGACCAAAATAGAGAGATTCTGGGCGAGGCACTGATCCAACTAGGAGAAACTAGTGCCTAAGACATCAGGTGGCGATAACTGGGGCAAAGGCTCCAGCGGATCTTGGCGAGATAAGGAAGTGGACAAAACCAAAACAAAGAGGGTGCGCGGTCCGCTTGCTCACAGTCTGGCAGCCGACAAGATAGCAGTACACAAAGATCCTCCGATCTTTGTACGGAAGGTGGTGAGGGGGAATAGAAGGTCGATGAGGTTTGCAAGTTTGCACCATCATTCGACCTTCTCTTTAGTCATATCTCGATGGGTACCAGATGCCCGAGGCTCATGTGCGTCGGGCTACCGAGTTGAACATGTCTGCGATGGTCATGACCGAGCACGGCAATATCGACAGCCACGTCAAGTTTGAGGAAGCGTGCGAGAAGATCAAGGGCGTCAAGCCGATCTTTGGATGCGAGATTTACATGCCGTGCCCGTGGGACAATCGCGGACAGCGCAAGATGCACCTCACAGTGCTCGCCAAGAACGCGGTCGGCTACAGGAACCTGCTCAAACTGATGAACCTCTCTTGGGAGAGAGGGCCTAATGGTGAACCGGCAGATGCAGGACAGACGGGGTTCAGGTACGAACCGACAATAAGGTTTGATACACTCTGCAAACACAAGAAGGGGCTAGTCATAATGTCGGGCTGCGCAGGCAGCCTGTTGTTCTGCTCAACGGTCGGCGGAAAGGGGCTAGACGAGAAACATGCGTCATTTGGTCGCGGACTCAAAGTTGCCAGGGAATTCAAACGTCATTTCGGCGGTGATTATTTCGTCGAGGTACAAGGATTTCCTGAGCTTGAGAGAACTCGACAAGCAAACAAGCTACTCGCTCGGATTGCGCATCGTATTGGAAGCCGACTGGTGGCCTCGATGGACTGCCACTACACAGCTCTGGAAGAGGCCGAGGTTCAGAAAATACTGCACGGCCTACGTCCTGGCGAGAAGCGCACTACGGAGGAATTGGAGAGAGATTGGGGATACGACATCGGATTGGCCCCTCCCATCAACGATTCGACCATCCTACGGAAGCTCAAAGGGACCGGACTTACACAGAGTCAGGCAATAGAGGCGATCCAGACGACGGCAGACATAGCCGAGGAATGCACCGTCACCCTGCCGCGCCTGGATATGCCAACGTTCCCACTGCCGCCGGGTTACAAAACCGCCAAGGATTTCTGGCGTCACCAGATCCGCGAGGGCTGGAAGTACCGGGGCTTCGACAAGCTCACCGGCGCAGAGAGAGCGAAGTACAGGAAGAGGCTCAAGTACGAAGTCGAGATGATCGAACAGAAGGGGTATGAAAACTACTTCCTCATCGTCGCGGACGCCATCGTCTTCATCAAGAACAAAGGCATACCAGTAGGACCGGCGCGAGGCTCGGCGGCAGGTAGCTTGGTAGCGTTCGTCATGCGCATCACGGAAGTCGATCCGATGCGCTTCCCGCTTCTGATCTTTGAGCGATTCATCGACGTAACCCGCGAGGACTTGCCCGACATCGACATCGACTTCCCATCCGAAGTTCGCGACACCGGCATCCTGCGCGAGTATCTGGAGAAGAAGTATGACGGGCACGTAGCTAACATCGGCACGTTTGTGTACTTCAAGGGCAAGAACTCTCTGGACGATATCGCTCGCGTCTACAAGATCCCGAAGTTTGAGGTTGAGACGATCAAGTCGTTCCTCATAGAGCGAAGCTCAGGCGACCTACGTGCCAGCGCTACCGTCGAGGACACCATCGAGCAGTTCCCGCAGGCACAAGACGTGATAGAACGGTTCCCAAAGCTCCGCGAAGCGCAGCTATTGGAGGGCAACGTCAGAGGGTCAGGGGTACACGCAGCGGCATACGTTGTATCCAGCGGTCCGATTAGCGACGTGGCGGCGATCTATCGCAAGAAGATCAAGGACACCTATGCCGACGTTGTTGCATTCGACAAGTACGACGCGGAGCGGCAGGGACTACTCAAGATCGACTTCCTGGGCCTGAGTACCATGAGTGCGCTCTGGACAATGCTCAAGTGGTGCAATATGGACCTTGACGATCTGTACTCGATCCCGCTCGATGACCAAAGGGTATACAAAGGGTTCAAGGAGAACGATGTCACAGCGGTCTTTCAATTTGATGGGCGTGCGATGCGATCTGTGTGTCAAATCCTCAAGCCAGAGAAGTTTATCGAGATCATGGACTGCAACGCTCTATCTCGACCCGGCCCTCTTCACAATGGGGCAGCAAGTGCGTATGCTGCTATCAAGTTTGGACGGGCAGAACCGGAGAGACTTCACCCTGCGATTGATGCGATCACCGCAGACACGCAGTTTCAGATCGTCTATCAGGAACAGATCCTACGCATTGTACGAGAAGTGGGAGACTTCCCGTGGACGCACGCCGCGTACATTCGCAAGATCATCAGCCGGAAGATAGGCGAGCAGGAGTTCAACCGAAGTTGGGGTAGATTTTGGGAAGGGTGTCAAACGTTACACAAACGAACCGACTACCCGAAGATTGAGGAGGTGATTGCCAAACGAGCCTGGATGAGTATGATTACTTCCGGCTCGTACTGTACGCATTCAACGCAGCCCATTGCGTTGCCTACGGGTTGCTAGCATATTGGACGATGTGGTTCAAGGTTCACTATCCAACTGCCTTTTATGCAGCCAGTGCGCGCCACTACGGAGAGCACAAGCAACGAGACATCCTTCGGGACGCGGAGAAGCACAACATCAAGGTGCTCAAGCCGGTGCCAGGCAAGTCGGATGTAAGCTGGAAGCCTGATTGGAATGGCAAACTAAAGCGCAAGCGCATCGTCGCAGGGTATACCCAGATAGACAAGATCGGACCCAAGACCGCCGAGAAGATCATCGAGTTCGACCCCAGGCAATGGGACGAACTAATCGCAGTCAGCGGCATTGGTCCGAAGTCAATCGAGAAGATCAAAGAGTGGCTAGAGCAGGACGACCCATTCGACATCTACCGGCTTGAGAAGTCGATCAAGGCGGTCAAGCGCGAATTGAAGTCGGAGGCGCTGCGGGACGGAGCCGATAGCTTGCCATACCCAACACACAACGCTCGCGAGCTAGATGAGGAAGAGCAGGGCAGGCGAGTAGTTTGGCTGGGTGAACTCGTAAAGTACAACATTAGAGACATAGGAGAAGTGAACCAGGCACGCGGCACGGTGGTAGATCTGAGCACGATGAAGGACCCGCATCTGCGCGAGTTCGCCATCCTGTATGCCCGCGACGAGAACGACCAGACAATGCTAAAACTCAACAGATGGAGGTTCCCGAAGTACAAAGATTACCTATTCAACCTAGAGGAAGGCGATCTATTGTTGGTCACGGGCCGTAAGCCACGTTACGGCGTACAAGTAAACAAGCTCTGGGTAATCAGACCGTAAAAGGAGCAGATATGGACGTAGAGAATCCAGATTGGTTCATCAACTTTGCCGACGGTAGCAGAGTTGAAATCCCTAGCGATTCATCGTCAACAGGAGAGTATGCTGAATTTGCTAGACAACTCTTATTTCACGAAGGTGTTAGTCTCGATGCCAAAGCGATAACCGGCGCTCTTCTGTCAATCCAATCAGTACTGGGTCGTATTGAAGAAGGACTTTTTGTGGAGGAAGAGTACAAAGGCGCCATGGCTGATATTAGACGGGCTATTTACGACACAGGGCCATGAAGTCCGTCGTATTCATACCAACGAAACGCCGCCTGCATTGTCTTGAGAAGGTGCTTCCGAAGTGGCAGGAGCAGGACGTTGAGATCCACATCGTAGGCGAGCGCGAAGATACACCGAGCCACCTAGAGCTAATCTCAGGAAGTCCGTTCAAGAATGTGCACAGCGTCCTAACACTACCAAAGTCGAATCGAGGTATCGCCTACGCACGATCATGGATAGTTGATTTGGCAGACTCCTGGGGAATAGCGCGCATCATCATGGCGGACGACGATCTGTACCCGCATCCGGATAGTGACGTCAATCGTCTGATGGAATTCGACAGACTCCGCACGCTAGGCATCGGCGCCATGCTGCCATTCTACGGACTAACGTTCGGAAACAACACAATACGCGAGCGCGACGACCCGCTCTTGATGACGAACGCGATGGGCAAGCGCCTGTTCTCGCTCGACATAGCACGGGCACTGAAGTGTGGCAACTTCGACAGCCGATTGCATACCTTTGGGAGCGACAATGAAATCGTCCGCGAAGGAATCGCACGCTATGGCTACACATGGTACGTTCACGCGGGCGTGCAGGGCGTGAGTATCGGCGGACGACATGAACAGGGAGGATTGAATGCGCTGCACGATGAGGACGAGGACCGGAGAGCCCAAGCCGAGTTCTCCTGCCATAGAATGATGCACGAAAGGTGGCCGGAGTATATAAACAAACCGAGGATGGGAGGAAACCTAGTCTGTCGCTGGAAGAAGATGTTAGATGAATTCTGTCCCGACTGGAAGAAAAGGATAAACTGGACTAAAAGATGAGCGCAAGCAAATGGAAGCACCACAAGAGCTTTCATGGAAAATTTGGGGAAGGACCTCATAATTGTTGGGGTTGTGGAAAGGAAACCGAATCATACTGGGATGGTGTAAAGTTTGTAGGCGTACAGGAAAGAATCGCTATCCACCATTTTGATTTTGATAGTGCAAATAACAATCCGTCAAATCTTCGATTCATGCACCTTCGGTGTCACACCAGCCTCCACCATAAGGGCAAGTTGATTGGCGATGAATACCGATCAAAATTGAGTATCGCAGCGAAGGGAAGAGTCATAACAAAAGAAACGGCATTGAAAATTTCAATGGCAAATACCGGAAAGCGACTCACAAACGAAACAAAACAGAAGATGGGGGTTGCTCATTCAAAAATAGACAGAGCGCAAGCGGAAGAGATCAGAAACAAATACATCAATGCGAAATATAAACACGGATTGATAAGAAGGTTAGCAGTAGAATATGGTGTATCACAAACTCCAATCATAAGGTGTTTGAAGGATATCAGATGATGCTTGATCATTACATACCGGGTTGGGAAGTGAGGATCAATTGGAAAAAATCCTGAAGGAAACCATCTTTGCATACTCGAATCAACTCGACATCGAGCGAGCAGCAGTCGAAGCAGATGCGGCTAACAAAACAGATGAAGAGATAATGTCGCTACAGCTAACGCTTCTTGCCGATCAAAGGCAGGCAGAACGGAGGCTACTGGCGCATGGAATCGTCGCGCTTATCGAAGCTATTGAAAACGCCTCTTTCGAACACCTACGGAGGTAACTTCATGAGACCAAAAGTCGAGTTCTATCAGGATGAAGGCAGCCCCGGCGAGTACCGCTGGCGACTGAAGGCTGGCAACGGAGAGGTAGTCGCCACCGGTGAAGGTCACTCCAGCGAGCACGACGCAATCCGCGCATTCGTGAGAGCGCAAGACATCATGTACGAGGCACTTGAGAACTGGAAGAGCACCGATCTGTGAACAACTTCGATACCAAACCGGAGATGGAAAAGTTGCACAACGAGTACGCGACCGATGTCATAACCGAGGATGAGCTTGAAGATGAGATCGAGTTATGGCTGCGTGTCGAGGAATGCGAGTTCTGTTTCGGAAAGCAGTTGTGTACGATTCACTTCGGACAAATGGTAGGTAGATAATGGCGCAAGTTGTGGGTAAGCGTTCGCCGATGTGGGCCTTCTGGTCTAGGATGCTCATCAACTGCCAGGGCGGGATTCCGTACCTCGCTCGACTGCGACTCATCCAGACGCCATGGTTCGGCATCTACCTACATGACATCTACGAACCAGACGGCGACCGCGATTGCCACAATCACCCATGGACGTTCATCTCTGTAGTGCTGCGCGGAAGCTACACGGAGCGCGTCTATCCGTATCCAGATAAGAAATCATACAACTACCATACTCAGCACCACCGACGCTTTAGCGCGCACAAAATGGGTCGAAAGGAGGCACACAGAATCACCTACGCATCGCCGAGATTGAAGACGCTCATCTTTACCGGCAAGCGGCAGAGCGGATGGGGATTCTTCATAGACGGACAATACACAAGGTGGCAGGACTACGAGTACCTTGGCGAAGTTCAATGAGTCAGGAGTAATTGATGGGACAGGAAGTTTCAAATTGGGTAGATTCCTCGATGTATGAGGCCGAGCCGATTCCGGAGACTGCACTCAGCCACCCAGTAGTGCATCTTTTGTCAGCCACACCAGATCCGCTAGGAGCAATAGCGGCTGCGTCACTAATGTACGAAGGTCGCGTTATACACGACCTCAGCGAGATTACCGACGACGAGCGCAGGCACTACTTCGATGAGTGTTTCAAGACCACACTAAAGGCTCCGCTTGAGTTTTGCGACCTACATATTATGGTTGAGGGGGTAACTCGCGCGCATACGCATCAGGAAGTACGGCAGCGGACAGCGGTGTTTGCACAGGAATCAATGCGATTCGCAGTCAAGGAAAACTTGAGAGAGTCAGTTCGACCGGGTCCAATCATCCAGGCAGATACCAAGAAGCTCAAGCGCTACTACGAAGCCATAGACAAGGTCGGAGAGGTGTACGCTTGGCTGATCGCTAACGGCGTACCAGCTGAGGAAGCTCGGGGCTTGCTCCCACACGATATTCTTACTAGACTTCATCATAAAGTGTCACTTCGCAACCTTATAGATGAAATAGGCAAGCGCTTGTGCACACAAGCCCAGATGCCCTGGAAGGAATGGGTGGCATCGTTGCGCCAAGCAATCCGAGAATACAATCCTCCAAAAGCATACCAAATTGAAGATATGGGCGGACCGACATATGAATTGCGTGGAGCGCGCTGGCAGTTCGAGTACATTGCAGACTCCCAGATCTTTCAGCCGATCTGCTTCAACACCGGCAAGTGTATGTTCAAATCAGGAGCAGATCGTGGTTGCACCATACGCGAACGAGTCGAGGCAGGGCGCTTCGATGAGATCCATTCATCAGAATGGCTCAGCGACCCAACCGCAGCGTGGCAGTAAATGAATGAATGGAAGTTCCATATGGCAGCTTACTACGGCGACGACGTGAAACATCCCAAAAGAACTGGGGAGCTAGCTATTCAAACTAAACACAAGACAGAAAGCTCTCTGTACCTGGATGTGCTCGCCGCGAACGACCGGGAAGATATTGGCAGGGTCGATTGGTGGGGTCCAATATCCGAACACACTCTCAAGCTTCTGCAAAATGTCTGAGTGTACATGCAAGGTCGAACCGCCTATCCATCACCATGCACGCGGTAGGAGTTTCAACAAATACGCCATCTACCTCGACTTCATCGAGGACAACACAGTGACCGATCCGAAGTGTCCGTACCACGGAGATAACGGTTCAATGGTAACAACTATCAAAGCGAGTCGGAATGCCTAAGCAAAGAGAGTTGCTTTCTGACAAGAGCTACACCATCAGCGTCGAGCTTGCACAACAAATCGACCGGGCGCTGAGCAAGGCGATGAGCCACATGATCGCCATGGCCAACACGACGCCATATCCCGACGATCCGCGCTGGTCGCCATGGACACGCTGGCAAAAGCCGCTGTCCGAACAATGCGGCGAGGCCCGCAAGGCGTTACGAGAAGCGATCCGTGACGCAAAGACCGAAAAAGAGGCCGGGTCGTGATCTGCCTGGACTGCATCATGGCATGGCTCTTGTTTGGCGATGGCGCGGAGTGCCTCGCTGGGCACGGCCGGGTCTACTGGAGGCCCGCCACGAAGAAGGAAGCTTCGATCGGGGAGCGATCCTGATGGCCGAGGTCAAGCTCCCGCGCTACCTCGGCGAGTGCCCACGCTGCGGCGAACCGCTAGAGGTCGACCGGCAGCGCTCAACGGTCATGCCCGGCGAGGCCGTCATCGCCTTCACCATGAAGCCCTGCGAGGGCTGGTGCAGCGTCCTCGATGAACCGACCGGGGAGGACACCTAAATGGGCGGTCTGATGGTCCCGGTCCACATGTACGACAACGCCGTGCGTGAGCGCACCGAGGCGCAGACCGAGAATCAGCGCCTACGAGCCGTCATCGACAACGCTTACGCAGCGGCGCAGGAGATGAGTCACGACGACCACCAGGCGCTTGTCTGCGTGATCGAAGCGTTGGAACCTGCTTTGAGCCGCGAGGACACCTAATGGCCGACCGGCTGAACGCCACGCGCCAGCACGACGCCGAGTACACGCCGCCGTGGGTGCCCGAGCGCCTGTTCACGCGCCTACCGCTGCCCGTGAAGCCCGGCGACGCCGTGACGCTCAGCGACGGCCGCACGGCCACCGTCGAGACAGTGAAGGTCGCGGACGACTTGCGCGACGCAAAGTGCATCGTCGTGATCGCTGACGTAATGACCGGGGAGCCGAGATGACTGACAAACCGAAGTCGGAACGCTTCTACGCCGTCTTCCGCAACCGCGACGGGAAGGAGCTTCACCGCATGGGTCCTTACGACAATCGCGAAACCGCTGAGATGGTGGTGCGCGAGAAGCAGCGCGGGTGGGGATCGGTCCCCACGGTGGAGAGCGTTCCTTCGACCGGGAAAGAGGTCGGACCGTGAGCGATCACGAATCAATGGCCGAGCGGATGCGCAAGGGGCCGCGTGCGCAGCAGGAGCAAATGTTGAAGGCCCAGCAGGCACGCGAACTTCGTTGCCCGAAGCACCCGCACGCCCGCCTCGTCACCGGGCCGACGATCCCCACGGGCAAGATCGCGACGTGGTGCGACGAATGCCACCGCCTCGCTGTTTCATCCAGCGACGCTCAGACCGGAGGGCGCGATGTCTGAGCAACGCGACCCCCTTTGGGACCAAGCCGAGCCTGAGACTTCGATGAGTCCTGACAAGCGCTACGCCATTCCCACTATCGGTGTGATCCCGCTCGTCGTCTATGACGCCCTGTATCGCCCGCCATCTTACAAGTGGTACGCGACGTTGAGTGTTCCTACGACCGGGGAGCCGCGATGACTGACAGAAAGAAGTCGCTTCCCTGGCGAGTTGGCCGGAAGGTTGAGTTCTTCCACTTCGTCATCCTCCTCGTGGTGGGTAGCGCGGGGCTTACCGTGTTCATGCTCGCGTCAACGGCTTTGGGATGTCCATGACGATTTGTCTTTGGCGCACGGGTCGCAAGGTGGGCCGCACGATCTACGAGCAGACCGGCCCAGAGCCGTCCGACGACGATCCGCTCATCGGCGTCATGGACACCCGCCAGCTTGCAGCCGCTGCCGTGGACGCGCACAACTTCGTCGTGACCTGTCCCGATGGTTGCGTGCAGATTTCGGTGCAGACGCTCAATGAGATAACGAGGGATTGACGGTGAACACGCCAAGACCTCTTGACATTGCCAATGGGTCTTGGCATAATGATGTCCATGAACAACTTCACGCCCTTCACCTACTGGACTGCTTGGCCAAACCTCGGCCAGACCGAGCACTTCGCCCGCAAGGCCGAAGCCGTACGCCACTGCGCACTGCACGGCGGCGGCTTCGTTCGCAAGTTCCGCCAGCTCAACCCCAACGTCTGCGAGACACAGATGGACTCCATCGAGATCGCGGCCAAATGACCCACGCCGAGCTACGCAAGGCCGAGGCCCGCTACCAGCGGGCCTACGGCCGTGCCGAGGAAGCCCGCGAGGCCCGCAACGCTGCCGTCCGCAACGCGCTGGCCGAGGGAATGACGCACGCACAGATCGCCGAGGCGACGGGCCTGATGCGCTCTCGGGTGGGTCAGATCGCATTGGGACTCGCTTCGACCGGAAAGGACACCTGATGGCCGACCGTCTGAACGTCACGCGCCAACACGACGCCGAGTACGCGCCGCCTTGGGTGCCCGACGAGCCGAAAGGACCCCGCATGAACGCCGTTCGACCACATAAGCCAACCCACCCATTCGCGGTCACCCGCGGGGGCGACTACGACGCCCTCTCGAACTACGCCGACCATCTTCAGGCAGTGATCGACAACGCCTACGCGGCGGCGCAAGAGATGAGTCACGACGACCACCAGGCGATTGTCTGCGTGATCGAGGCGCTAGAGTCAGCAACCAGTGACGCTAAGAGCCAAAACCAATCTGATTCCCGGTACAATCTGATTCCCGGTAGCATCTAGCAATGCTTTTGCAAACTAATTTGGAGGTGGTCTACTAGCCCAATCACGAACCAGCGGATCAAAATGGGAAGTCAATGTACCTACCGCTGGGTAGTATTGCACTAGGCAAACAATCATTGGAGTAAATCCGTGAAGAAGGTAATGCTGGCTATGATCATCGTGCCGACCATTGCAGCACCGGCACAAGCAAGACAGAAGCCGTTGAAACAGAAGTACACAGATGTTAGGCAGGTTCTGGTAAAACGGCACGGTGCCAAAGCAGCAGGCAGGAACATCAGAAGGTATGGAGTGAATACAAAACACAGTTCGAGAAAGGCAACTTACAAAGACTTTGCCAAGAGCATAAAGATCATGCGGCGACTCATGATCCCACTTCTTGTTCCGAAGTTCCCGAGGCAACCGCCTGCTGGTACCAAAACTGCCAAGGCAGGATCAACGCTAGAGTCAATCGCAAGCTGCGAGTCAGGGGGCAACCCGAAGGCTGTGTCTAAGGACGGAACATACCGAGGCAAGTATCAGTTCGACATGGGCACGTGGCGGAGCGTCGGCGGAACCGGCGATCCGGCAGCAGCATCAGAAGCTGAGCAAGATCGCAGAGCCGCAGTCCTGCACGCACAACGCGGCGGCCAGCCCTGGCCTAACTGTTAGACATAGAAGGAGGCAAAATGAGCGACGGACGACGAAATGACGGAACATTTCTTCCCGGCGTATCCATGAATGTAGGTTCTTCCCGGCGTATCCATGAATGTAGGAAAAGATAATGTCCAGTATAAACACGGACGTTATGCTGGGCACAACAATGCAAAGCGCAACCGCAAAAAGTATGGCAAACCAGAAGTGTGTGAAATGTGTGGAAGGAAAGGACAAGTCTGGCACCACATCAACGAGGATACGTCGGATAACAGACGTGAAAATTTGATGCCTCTTTGCCGTTCTTGTCATGGCAAGCACCATCGGATAATCGAGTATCATGAGAGGGGTAGGGTTGACAACAGAAAAAGAGATTCTCTGGGAAGGTTTGTTTGATCAATGGCCGTAATGGAAGTCGTAAGGAGCGCAACAATGCCCGAAGCCAAGTTGGGGTTTCACCAATACCAGATGCGAGCGAAGGCTACCGCGTTCTATCCGCACGCCATGGAGGGCGCGCATCCGATAGCGATGTCGTATGCGGTGCTCAAGCTCAACGGCGAGGCTGGGGAGGTTGCCGAGCTACTCGGCAAGTCCTGGCGAGAGGAAGGGGGAATGGCGGACCTGTCCGTAGTCAAGCGCGGGCAGATTATTGACGAGTTGGGTGATGTACTTTGGTACGTTGCTGCGCTCGCTAGCGAGCTAGGCGTCGAGCTAGAGCGAGTGGCTGCCTGGAACCTGGAAAAGCTCGCGGCGCGAGCCGAGCACGGCGTCGATGGTTGGCACGAAGATCGAAAACTCAACGAGATGAAACACAACGCAGCAAGGAGACCAACATTCGAGTTGAATATTCGCAACCAAAAACCAGATGCCATCGTAGGAGAGTTTGATGCCACCTCAGAGCGGGGAGGCGAGGTGGCAGAAACGGAGTTGGTCGACAGATACGTCGGAACAAAGGTGTTTAGTCCTACCGATGAACAGAAGTCTGATGCTCGCGAGCACCTGCGCGCTGAGCGTCTGAAGGCGAGCGACGCTATGGCAGAGGACCCGCGCACCAGACTAGCTCGCTGCATCGGCGAGGATGAGCCAATGTTCCCGAAACCGAAAATGGATCTACCATGACAGAAGAAGGGATGGTAGTCGATGGCGGACGATCAGCGTGGGTTGATATATGCGCGTGCCTTGCAATCATGGTGATAGTGTTCGAAGCGCTATGGATGATAATGCCGTGACAATACACACGACGCCATTCTCTACGGTCACAATACTCCATACGAATTGGCAGAGAATGCATTGGTCAGAGTGACAAACAAGCATGGCAGGTGACCGACATCCTGCGAAGATCCGATGGGACGCCGAGCACGCGGACAGCGAGCGCCGCAGGGAACAGAAGCGCCGCTGGGATCGCGAGCACTACTTCAGGGCCAATGATCCAGGCCGTAGCGCGAAGCTCAGTCCGATGGAGATTGATCGGATAGTCCGTCTACGTCGTAGTGGGTACACCGTAGCCGAAATCGTGGATATCACCGGCGTCAGCAAGACAACCGTCAGCCGCTATACAGCCGGTCAATGCCGCGAGCGGTAGCGGATGTCAGAGGCTCTATACACCCCTAGCCCGCGGTCTACCCCCAGATTAGCGGTCGAAAGCTGTCTACGAGGGTCTGACAAGGCCCTGACAGGGCTACCGGGGGGGGGGGGGCTCAGAGGAAGTCTACCAGAGGTAGCTCGCCGCCGTCACGCGGGACGTACGGGCGAAGGACGGCAGTGAAGCAATGGTTCTGCGCTGACAGACGTAGCGCCACCTGGAACTCATGGCCGTCCGCGTACAAGGCGTTGATGCGCGTCGGATCGTCAGACTCCAATAACGGCCCCTTGCCGGTGAGTAGCGCCTGCGCAAAGCCCGCCCGATGCGCGGGCTTGTAACGATCCGGCATCAGATCCGTGATCGCGCGACCAACCATCTCCCCGCGCTCATAGCCGAACATCTTCAGCGCGGCCCCGTTGACCGCCTTGATGAGCCCGTATTGGCCCGCCTGGATCACCGCGTCAGGGATCGCCTCCAGCAGCGCCGCATACGCGGTCGCCTGCTCTTCCGCCGCTCTCTCCTCCATGTTGTGGACCCGTGCTCGTAGCTCTTCAACCTCCTTCTCCAAGCGTGCCCGGGCCTTGCGCTCAATGTCGATCTCCTTGGCGGCACGCTCCTCAGACATTCGCCGAACCTCGCGCTCATCCATCAGCTCCCTGTCGGCACGCTCTAGTTCTGTCTGCGTTCGCTTCCAAATAACCTCGTTGACATCCTCGACAATCGACTTGCGTTGGGCTTCGATTTGGTCGGCCTGCGCCTTGGTCTGAGATTCCATCGCTCGATCCTTACCTCGGTTACGCCACCAGTCGATCAAGGCAACTGCCACACCACCACCCAGCAGAGCGATCAACACCGCCGTCAACGGACTCACCCCACCACCGGCAGGTGTCGCCTGCGCCAACAACACCAACAGGACAGGCACTACGAACCCTTCTTCGCCTTAGGCTCGGGCTTCGGCTTCGGACAATCACTCTGCGCCAAGGCGCGGAGCCGCACAATCTTTACAGCGTCGCGCTCAGCGTTGTTCTTGAGCGTCTGCTCCAACTCCTTCTTGGTCAACCCGAGCGTGCCGCGCTTCAGGAAGTTCCGCGTCGCGGCGGCTTCGGCGACCTCATCTTGCTCGAAGATGTCGGAGATCTCACGGACCGTAGTGCAGTTTCTTGAAGCCAAGCGCTCAACATCACCGACAGATGCCAACTCTAGCCCGACCACCCAGGTCGCCGGGATCATCACGACTAGTGCCAGAAAGAACCCGACCAGAGCCGCCTTGATGAACAGTCGCCGGTCCGACCGCGACGCCACCTGGCGCAGCGTTTCCTCGATGACTAGTTTCTGATGCTCGCCAGTCACAGCTCCTTGCACATCTTGGCCCGGATCGTCTTGCATACTAACCACCGTTCCCCGACTCGTCGTCGTTCTCATCCTCATCGTCCTCATCATCGCCATCGTCATCAAGTGGAGGACGAGGCGTCACCTGGGGTACAATTGGCGGAACGTCAACCACTGGCGGCGTCACAACCGGAGGATTCACAGACCGAGGAATCGGACTCGGCGCGCGCAACGGTACGCTGGGTTTCAACTGGATCGGAGGCGGCGCGACCAACCCCAGAATTATTCGCCGCTGGCGCTTCGTCGCCACCCGCAGCAGCGAGTTCAGGAGGTGCTGGCGCTGACGGACCGTAAGACGGCGCAGCGCGCGATCCACCTCTCGGCGAGTCTGCGCGGGCGTAGGCTGACTAGCACGAATCAAACGCTCAGTGATCCTGCCGACCTCAGCGGGCTCTAGTTGCTCCCGCTTGACCTCCACGACCTCCTTGCGAACCGCGCTCACCGCGTCGCGGCGTTCCTTTCGCAACAGATCTACAATCTGATCGGCGCTCAGGACTGCTACAGCCAACAAGATTCCTGCTGTCGATCCGATCGCCGCGAGCGCCCACCGTCTGGGAACCACTGGTGTGGTAAACCATCGGCGAAGTGGTGTGGTTGGCAGCCTGATCCGCCGTTTCATCATGCTATCGCCGCCCACCAATAAGTTACGCTGTTATTGGAGGTACCTGGTGCCGTTAGGAGATAGGTAATCAACGTCGTGCTCAAAGCTGTCACTGCGGATCCAGGAGCGTACTGTCCTGCTGCCTCCGAAACCGCTATGCCGCCTGGAACAACAACTGCAAAAACAGGAGTAAGTCCCAAGCCATGAGAAATCGTACTGGCAACCTTTGAACGACCAGAAGTGCTGTCAAAGGCAGGAGATGTTCCGGTGCCAAATGCCAACTTGCGATCTGCTGATGTAGCAAGCTTGAGGAAATTGTTGAGCACGGCAGTGGCCAGTTTTGCTATTGTAACCGATGCATCCGTTGGCACTCGCTGGTCAGACAAACGGGCGTCGTTTCCGGCTGCTGCTTGTGTAGCTCCCGTACCCAAAGTGCGCCGCGACGCTGTGCCTGATGCGGCGTCCGACGCCAGGGCTAGCTTTGACTCCGCAATTGCGGCTGCCGCTGCAACCTTGGCATTGGTTACACTACTATCTGTCGGAACGCGCTGGTCCGTAAGACGGGCATCGTTTCCGGCAACAACATTGTTTGCACCGGAACCAATCGCTCGACCTTTGTAAATCCAAGAGCTACCAGTATCAACAAAAGTCTCGCCGGTGTCGGTAGCCAGGTACTCGCGGCCGATCTTGCTGGCCGCGGGTCGAGCCGCCAGAGTACCGCTGATCCACATCAGATCTATGTCTTCAGCAAGCTCCTGCATGTCCAACGGGACATTCGGCGCATCCGATGCCAGCGGGTAACGAAATCCTCTAGTTGTAGTTGGCATTCAAGCTCCAGTCTATATCACAAGCCGGGGTTCGTCAAAGCACTAGTATAGTCTACGTGTCTAGTTATGACTTCCGTATAGTCCGTGTTTGCAGCTTGTAGGTTTGTGTAAGATACGCTACCAAGACCAAGGATTGTGAAAGTCATTATCAATCCTGCGGCTTTTTGTCTTCGGGCCGCTGCTTCAGCCTGCGCCGCAGTTGTGGCTATCTGGGTGTTGTAAATATACACGTGAATCTGATGAGGACTGCTCGTTCGCTCATCGATGATTACATCTTTGGGGTCATTGAGGTGTTCCTGCACAACCTCGCGGAGTATTGGGATTGATCCTCTGCGGTGTGACGATCTTGATATGATCCGCCCACGCTCAAGCTCGTCATACTCTTCATCAGTTTGTGATTCAGCCTTTTCCGGAACATAGTAACCAACCCATTGCCCCAGCCACGGCAGCCACTCGGTCTTGGCTCGTGTAAGGTCGATTACCTGGCTCCAGCCAGGCTCGCCATTCGGCCCATCCTTTGCCATATCGTCTACCGGCTGAAACATTATTCCTATGCCGGTCATATATGTAAGTAGCGCGTCGTCGGGGTCGCCGTACTGTTGTACAAGCGGCGTAAGTGTTTCATACAGTTCTTCGCCGACAGACATTCTATACCACCGTCCCGGCAATCGTGCCCGGTCGTGTTATCGGGAATGTGCCTGTGAGCGTCTTGTCTGTGCCGTCCTGCGTTGCGCCCGCTCCATTGCTGAAGGTGAGCGCGGATACGTAATCGACGCCGGGCACGTTGTTGAGGATGGTGTAGATTTCCTGAATTCGTAGCGCAGTCTTGCGCTCCCAACCTCTACCATCAGCAGGGTAATCCGGAATACCCCAGTTAGCAGAGTCAAAATATGAGGTGACTGCGCCTTCGGCGCGGGTATCAACATCGGCAGCCTCCGATCCTGGTAGCTTGACGACGGTGAACGTTACATCTATTGTGGTATACGACGGATCTACGACGCTAACGACAAAGTTTTGCTGTCTCAAAGATTGAAGGTATTCATCTAGCTCGGTTTTGATGTCACCGGTGACACCAATCCCAGTTTGATCAATGGCTGCCACAGCAACTGCGTTCTCGGTTGCTGTATTAGCGGCCACAGCCGCAGTCGCGGTGGTAACGGAAACGCTACCGCCACCAGTAAGGCTGCTTGTGGCAGACATCGTCCGAGAGGTATATACGAATCGACCCTTGTGGGTAACGGTCATGTCTGTCGGACCAGGACCGCCGGTAACAGTTACGTCACCAGCTTCGGTATTCGCTAGGGCTTCCAAGCGAGCCTGCACAGTAGCAGCCGAATCATTCCAATTGATAGAGGCAGTTGTCTCACCAGCAAGGGTGAGTGTATACGTGCCGCCAGAAACTGTGCCGGTGAAGTCGATGGTGTTGACTTGGTTTGTTCCCGGCAGGTAGTTATCAATAGCAATCGCCCGCCATACACCGGGAATGTTACGAGCGATTATGGCAAAATCGGGCGCCAGAATCGGACGCGGAGCCATAAGTCCGAGATTATTTGTAAGACGATTGAGGTATGTCTCGTCGTCCTCCGGATCGCCGCCGCCAGCACTCGGAGCTACCGTCGAGGCAGATTCTAGCCAGTCGATCTGTTCAACAAGCTGCACAGGCCCTGACAAGCCGCTATCCGCCGTGCCCGCCTCTAGCGCCTCAGCAACTGCCTGGACGCTGTTAGACGCGGCTGGTATCACCGCGTCTGTAACCGTAGAAAATAGATGGATGTCGCCGTTAGCATCTACTAAACCAACTTGTGTACCGCCGTCGATTGTGTGGCCATCCGTATCCATAGCCACAAAGTCGATAACGACAGAAGCGTAAGTCTCGGCTATTGGAAGGATGTTCGTGACGGTGGCGCCGAAATAGCGATAAATCGAACGCTGAACACGGCTAGCCATATCTGCAATGACGGCTGCCTTGAGAGAGGTGGCTCTCAAAATCAACTGGTCTAGTTGCCCTTCAGACGGCTCCCATTCGGGGAACTCTGCCTGGATGAATGATATTACATCCTGACGGATTACCTCAGGGTCGGTCTCAAGCGGTTCGATGATGTAGTCTGGCATTACGTCGGATCACTACCTCGAGCCTTCAACAAGATGCTCTTTACCATTTCATCGAACGTCGGCAGATCCTCGCCTTCCAAGTCCACACGAGTCTCCCATCTTGCGACTGCATCGCGAACATCCGACACAGTATCGGTTGTTATCTCTCGGAACAACAGATCCGGAATACCAAACTGCGGCAACTCCTCACGGCTACCGATCGGAAATGCAATTATGGTCTTGATGCAATCGGTGATATCGGAGTCTGAGTCCTGCTCATTCACAATCGCCCCGCCGTTTATGCCGCCTAGTCTAAATGGTAGCGCAAAGTGGGGTGTTTCTACATCACGCTGTCTGAATTCAGTCATTTACATCACCCTGATAGGAATGGCGCACATCCAACGATCATGGAAGAGGGCATTGCCAGCAGCGGTGGCCCGACGATACTTAGCAGTCAAAGTTACGGCTGTGAGGCCAGTCTTACGCCTGACTCTTGCGCTGTTAGACGCAACCGTATCAGCGTTATTGGCAAAGTTAGAGATCCCATCAGCTACAACGGCAGCCGTGGCTCCGATATTATAGCTCATTTCGGCACCTGCGCCATTTGCATCATTGTACATTCTTGCCCCAATAGACACATCGTAATCGCCTGCCAACGGGAGAGCTATTGATGGCCCGGCGGTAAACAAATCCACAAATGTGTTGCTGGATGTTGACTCGTTTGTTAGTATCTCTGCAAACAACGATGGTCCACCTATGAATTCCCATTTGTAAGCAGACGCGGACGCCGCCCGATAGCGGAACGTCCAGACAACACCGTTGGCCGCATCGGCCAGGTAATGCTTGATTTCACCATCCGCTCCGGTTCCGAGCGATGCTCCAGTAGCGAGCGTTGGAAGTTCAATTCCGACCGGAAAGTTCACGCGACGAGAAGTATGGTCGAACACAGCAATGTTCTGCGCGACGGTGTACGCATCATCGACCTGCTGAAGGTGTGTCTTGCCGCCAGCGTTGATGATCCGCGACCGCTTCAAATCGGCGCCTGAGGAGGATGCCCGCATGTCATGGGTGCAACTGGCGGGAGCGTCGAGACTTGTGTTGGCGCTGTTAGAGCCTGCGGCACTAAAGGTGGCGTTGACCAAGTTTCCAGAAAGCTGAAGGCTTGCATTCATTACCATCTGCAAAGCGAACGCTCGATACAAGCTCACGTCGGGCGCAGCAGTCCCGTCGCCCCACACCATCGTCCCGTCCGCCCGCTGCTCCCATCGCGGATTCACGTCCCCCGTTACCCGCCCCCGATACAACGGATCAGAGCCGGGGGTGTCTTCTAGATTGATCGGCTTGACGAGATCCCCTGCGACGACCGGGAAGCGAGAATTGAGTTCATCTTGAGTGGCAAAGTCTGGTGGTGTCTCGCCTAGCTCCGCGATCAGCTCTGCGCTATACCAAGCGACCACCCATGGCGCGCCAGCCGCCGTGTCGTCGGTTCCGATGAGCGCAAGGTCGCCGCGCTTCGGCAGAACCAGGCTCCGGTCTGGAGACACAACCGCAAGGAACTTCATTGGGCCATATACCTTGCGCCCCATGTAGTTCAAGTCGGGAACGGATACACGCACCTGATCGCCAGGCGTTGTAGCATCATCTACGATTACGCCGTTGTAGATTTGGACGGTCACGAGTCACCCGGCGGCGGTTCGTTCTTCTGTCCGCGACGATCGGGGAAGCCGGGACCGATATACTTCACTCCGAAGTGAACATGGTCGAAGTGATTACCAGCCTGGTCGTCGTTCATCTTGTAGCAGATGTTGTATCGGTAGTCGCCCTTTACGACAGAGTAACACTTGTTGTTTCCCCAAGCCTTCGGAAGCCCGAACTCCTTTGCCAGAGCTTCGGCGAGTTCATCCATCAACGGCGTGCCGTTAGTGGCTGCCCAATTATCGCTGATATCGGCAGCCCATCTCTCTTCGGGCGGTCCGCCGTGGTCGGACGGGCTACCACCCTTTGTGCGTCCGCCTCGTCTGGGGGCATTAGCCTTATCGACGCTTTCAGGTGTCAGGAAGCCCTGGCCGCCACCTGCCTGGAAGGTGCCGATGCGCTGCGCAATCGGAATGACGACGTTGTCGATGATGTCCTTCGGAGTTCCGTCGTGGTCGGCGGGCGTTGACGGATTTGTATCGCCACCGTCCTTTGGTCGGCTGCCCATCTCGTGAGCGGGTTCCTTCTTCTCGTTTATCGGCTTGCTCAGAGTGACCTCTCCGAGCGTATCGAACATTGACCTGCGAATGTTCGTCACTAGCCAGCGCCCGCGAGCCGGTCCTCCCTCGTCAAATATGACTACCGTTCCAATCGGCGCGAACCACTTCTTCATACGTACACGGATGATCATATTGTTTAGCTTCTTGCCGCGATCCCATCCAAAGCTGACACTCTCAACGCCATTCTCGTACCGGCGCAGTCTGGCGCGAGCTTTGGCCGCAAACAGGTCCTTATCGCTGATGTAGTGCAGCACATCGCGCACCCAGTATGCACGCCAATTGACCTCTTCAGCAAGACGGTGGGTGACAGCCAGATAGTTCTCGCCGCGAGGACCATCCGGCGGTCCGATCATGAACTCATACTTCTTCGCCCAGGTTACGTCGTCGGCGCCGCCGCCGCCCGTGTACGCCTTGACAGCTTTATCGGCATATGGACGAGCGCGATTGAGCTTCATCCCGTAAGTGGGGTCGCCCGGATTCTGTACCGCTCGACCAGCCTCTCCAAGATCGGAGTCCGGATGCTCTGCAAGATACTCCTTCAGCCTCGGCCAGAACCCGGTCTTGCCATTTGCACCTACGCCGTCTTTGTAGACATCACCAGTTGCAGGCCAGTACCGGGGGTCCTGCTGGAAGACACCTTTGTACTTTGGGTTTGCGTTGCGCGCCTTGCCGGTGTCTGTTTCGATCATGATCACCATGAGACCGGCGACCATTCCGCGAGGACTTACGCCTACATCGACTGCACCCTCTAGAGCTTCCTCCATCACCTTCAATTGGCTAAAGTCGGCAATCCGGACTTCGCCAGCGTTACTCATGACTTCCAGCTTCTCGTCAGACTCAAACCCCGGCCTGCGGCGCTCGTCCTTTGACTTCTTGGACGCTGGCTTAGTCTTGGCAATCGGCTGCTTCTTCTCAAGCTCGGGGCAGAACAGCTTGATCTTGACGCCCTTCTTCTTGACGTGGTTTAGCATCGTCAAGATGAACTGCGCCCGAGTCATCTTGCTGCGGCTGATCTTGTACGGCTTTGTGTGGAAGCTCAGGTAGGCAGCGTTGCGGGTTATGAAGACTAGGGTGATAGTATTGTCGGAAACGTTGACTGTATTCAGTCGATACCATCTACGAGGCAACCCGCCGGGGTTGATGTCGATCGTGTGATCGAGCGCGCCCGTATTCAGAAGCTCCCAATCAGGATCGTGCAGCGTAAGCGTAAACGTCGGCGTGGCATCGATGGAGTCCTCAAACTCCGCGTCGAGTACGACCGTGCGCACATCTTCTGTAATTGACTTCTTACCCGAACCATCAAAGTTGTAAATCTTCAGAAGGATCTTCTGAATGTCGTTCTCGCCGATATGGAAGTGACGTAGCTCATCGTCCGAGTACGCGGAAGCACTCGCCGTGATTGGATCAATACCAAGGCCTGGATTGTCGAGTAGTTCTTGCGCAGTCGTCATCGAGGAATCCTAAGCCGCTTTCCAATCGTAAGCGAGCGCGGGTCACGAAGGTTGTTGGCGTCTGCGATACGCTTCCATTTGTTAGCATCGCCGTACTTCTTGGCGGCGATCTTGGAGATGGTATCGCCTGACTTGACAATGTATATCTCAGGATTGCGCGACCTAGCGTTCGGACCAAGTCGTGGCAGAATGTTGCTCGCGGTTATGTACTGTCTGATAGTGATCGAGCCGCCGCACTTCATCCTGCGCTGGGATGCGCCCGATCTGATCTCCATATCCTTGTCCCAAGACACAGACTCGATAACCCATTTGTGATAGCCGGGTGCGTTCTTTTCGTCGTGCGGAATAACGCCATGACCATTCACAGTGCAGATCGGAGGCTGGGTGTGTCCGCCAATTCCACACAACTTCTCAAGCTTACGAACTTCTCTCTCAGTTTCAATACCGGGATCTGCTATGTCGGTATTGAACGTATAGTTGTCGATCATGAACGGAATCTCGATCTGAATGGGGTTGCGACCGATCCATTCTGTGATCCCGATTTCCTTCGGCCTTGCAGTAACCTGCCACCCACCGTAGCCATCAATTACGATCGGCGGTCCGTCGCCAAAGTATGCGGTGAATGTGGAGCCGTCGCGGTCGCTGCGGATAATGAAGGTGTTGATGTTTGGACGAGGGATTTTCGGAACGGCGCTCTGCCATTGTTTCCTGGTAGGCATTAGCGTTCACCGCGCTTTGATCTGCGCGCATCTCTGTGATCGATGTAAGCTCGCGCAATCTCTCGTTTGTCTACTTCGATATGTACGTGGATGGGAGCTACCAGTCCGCCAACGTCGATAGCAGGCTCCTGAAGATTCCCGACTGCGGACGCCGAGCCGCTGCGTTTGGGGCTGATGATTGTTCCGCCCTTCGGCGCAGCAATGGAGATTTCGGGTCCGCGCTCATCGCCAAATTCCGCCATCATACCCGGAAGGATTACGCCTCCAAAAGCGAGCTTCGGAACCATCCCTTGGTTTATCGCATTCATTAGCGACAGACCGTACCCAGACACAGCCTCTCTGCGCATCATAAATTCGCCCGGCTCACCTAGCAGCGGGACTTTGTCTCCCCTGCCGGTACCAGGGATTTGCCCGCCAGCTTGGCCGCCTATGACCTTCCAGACCCATTTGCCTCCTTCCTTGATGAGAGGCAAAGCACCCTCTGGTTTGTTGCTAGGTCCTGTAGGCCCCACTATTGGCGGATTATCCCGCTTCTTTCTTCCTGTATCCCCAAGACCAAAGAACTCTTCAACCTCTCTGTTTATCTTAGCTGCAATAATCACACCAAGACCAACAACACCCAAAGCAATGGCGCCCGCGAATGCCCCGGCAAATACTCCACCAGCAGTTACACCAGCTGCGGTGGCAGCCGTTGCGATAGCCGTACCAGCAGTTCCGGTGGCGATTGCAGCGGCCGCTTTTGGAGCGAATGCACCTATGAATGCGAGCGCGAACTGGCCGCCAACTATCGCACCAACCTTCTTCAGCACCCCAAACTTGTACAAGAAGAATGCAATGGTAAAGAACTTGCCCCAGCTACCTAGCGCCCAGAATGTATTCCAAAACAGAGCGGCAGCGTGTGGACCGGCCTCTGCCATTGCAACGGCCAATGCATCAAGGACCTGCGGAAGGTAGCGGTTTATGGCCTGGATGGGGTGTTGGAATGACCAGACCAAGCTTTTGAGTGAGTTGATATATGAACGAAACACTCCGCGTAGCTCGCCACTTTTTTCAACTCTATCTAGCCATTCGTTGAACTTATCAATCTGCTGAGTAAGCAGGATGACTAGCTCGGTGCCCTCTTCGTTTGACCCTCTGAATATAAGTTTCAGCGTGCGCCCCAAAGCCTTGAGCAAACCCCACCAGGCACCAGCAGCAAACATAAGCTTGGAAATACGACCGTGAAGTACGTCACTATCCTTCGATCCCCTGCGCCAGCTGAATGTCATTCTCTCCCAGGCATTGGCCCACCTTACGACCCACGGACCAGATGCGCGCAACCAACGACCGAGAGAAATGATTACATTTGCGATGCCGCGCATCACAGGGCCAATGATGCTGCGGAACGTCCCGCTCAAAGATGAGATCGTCTCCTTGAAGTCGGCGCCCGAAAGCGCGGTGCCAGCCTCATCGAAAGCGCCGCGCATCGACTTCATGTTCATATTTGTTTCCTGGGCAAATGTTGGTAGCAGACGACGAAGGTTCTTGATGCCATCCGTCATCATACCCAGGAAGTGAATACGTGATCCGCCGGTGGCTCCGCGCCACTCGTCCTTGAGCGCCTGAATCGCTTTTACTGCATCCCAGGTAGGGCGCCCGCCCTGGGTGCTGATCACACCATACAGACGCGCCGATGCTGCGGCTGCCTGTTTCGAGCCTTCACCGTACTGTGCAACGGCAAGGTTGTAAGCCTCCTGTGCGTTTTGTACCTTGCCGATCTGCCCCGAAACCGTACCGGCAACCAGTCCAAGACCCGCTAGGCCGACGGTCAGAGCCGCGATGCCGCCGCCTGCCACGATTCCGCCGCCCATAAGCGCCGCAGACGCGCTCGACCCCAGAGCGATGAGAGCAGGCGACAGATACAAGCCCATCGTGATCGCCGTCGTCATGATCTCACCTCGTGTGAGACTCAGACGATCCTTCCAGAATGCCCAACTCGTTAGCTGTCTTGGTATATGTGAACCTATGCCCTCCATTGCGCCATCAAGTAGCTTCATCTTGGCGGCGGTTTTTACTGCTTCATTGCCAACATCATTTATTTGATGTTTGGCACCCTGCATGATTGTTGACAAAACTATAGTCTGTCGCTCTAGGCTAGCTTCAATTCTATTCAACGCATCCAGCTGCGCAGAAGTCATCGCTGTGTCTTCGCCAAACTCGCGAACCGAACGCGCAGCACTTTTCATGCCAGTCTTGAAGCGGGCTGCATCCTTGATTTGCAGCCAACCTACAATTCTTTCGGTTCTTGTTCCCACTCAGTTTCTCGTTCTCGTTGAACTCGTGTTTTGGCTACCACCAGACCGCCTACTGCCGCGATCCATAGCTTTGGATAGATTGCTAATGATTAGCTGAGCCTGGTCCTCTCGGTACTTCCTGGCTACTTCTATTGACTTCATAGCGACGAGGCGAAGTGCCGCCATCTCCATTTCGTCCTTGATCTTGAAGAACTGAAGAGGCTCTATTCCGGCAGCAGCGGCATGGGCCACAAACTCAAGATCCTCATCGCTCACAATTCCCCCAGCATATCCTCCAGACTGGTGCCGCGCTTGCTCGGGTCGCGCATCCACCTGCTGACGCTCTGTGCATGAATACCAATGGCAACGATGTTCTCCTGCCATGTACCATCATTGTTGCGCTCCGCCATCAGATAGCGGATGGCATCGGAGTTGCTCTTGATCTCTTCTTCCTTGCCGAGAATAGGAGCGATTCGGCCATATGTCACGATTCCATAGCCATCTTCGATGGGAACGCGGTCCCCCGACTCCGGATCGCGAGCATGTAGGCCGACGTTCGCTGTAGCAAGCAGATCCATGTCGTTCTCGATGGCACGGCTTTCCTTATTCTTTGCTCTGCGCATGGCGCGTTCTGCGATGAGCCTGAGTTCCTCCTTGGGGACGACCCGGTATTCGGCAACCAAATCGCCGTCCCAAGAAGGAACATCCAGGAACAGATTCCTCTCGCGCTCAAGGCGCCTCTTGTCTGCCTGCTGAAGCAGGCTCGCTCCGATAGCACCATTTACCGAGTCATATTCCGGTAGCTCAGCGTGCTGCTCTGTGCTGATTGTGTCTTCCATTTCTGTGGCCTTTCTGTTGTCTATGCGACTGCACCGTCCGGATTGATAACGAGTTCGACCATAGCTACATCGCTGGAGTCGGAATCACCCGCCGGTTGGTTGTATCCTATGAGGATGCCAGTGATAATGATCGGCGGACCGAAGGCCACACCGTGTTCATCCAAAAATGTCTTCTTGGCGGTCACGCGAGCGCGACCGACCTTGTCCGACAACCAGTGGGCGTGCTGGTGATCGCGAGACAAATCGTAGTCCCGCGAGATGGTGAGATCCTCGACCGTAACCGGACCGCCGACCGCGATCTGAGGACCCATTCCGCCCCGTCGATGCTTGGTATTCTCTGCCGTGACGTTGGCACCCTCCCAGGTGTCAAATACTCCGAGATCACGAGTCTCGGTAGCGTGGGAAACGCTGACCGTGATTTCGTGGTTGCGTGCGCTGACTGTTCCTGGCATCGTTCATCCCTCCTTACGCCGTGATCGTTTCTGACACGAGAAGCTTCACGATCTCGATGGTGACTTCCTCTCCGAACGGTGACATCCTCAGTGTAATGACTGCGTGAATCTCATTTGCCTCGATGGTAGCCGTCGTATTCACGGTCGGTCCGACGTTTACGCTGAACGCTTCCTGCGGCGATTCTCCATACAACGAACCGGCGAGGAAGAACGGCATACACACCTCGCCGATGAGGGAGCCGCCGAACTCGTTGAACAGACGACCTTGGCCGTCGATCTGACGGAAGATGAACCGCTCGCCAACAGCGTATGCAAGCGCGGCAACCGCTCGATGTAAGCGAGAGTTTCCCAGTCCGACCCAGCGAGCGTCATTGACGGGATCAGCAGTCGTCCGGTATCCATAAACCTTTCTGGTTCCGAAGATGTCCCTGATGATATTCACACCGGCGGTATTCAGAGCCTCGCGGTCGGCATCAATATACGACTGTGTCAGACTTAGTACCGAGTTGAAAATACCGCGTTCGCCAGCAGACGGATCATTAGGACTCCGACCGGCTGCATCGTTGCGCGCCATCAAACCGGCAACAGCAGGCGACGGCGGGACCACCCTGAACGTTCCGCCAGTAAGGCCCGTGATGTTCAACCACGGAGCGAATATGCCAGAGAACCGGCTGCGCCGGGCACCGCTGTCGATGACTGCGGCAGGCATGGCGATCAGAGTTGCGGCGACCGCCGTGTCGGCGCCATCCAGAACAGCGATGCGGTTATTCGCCAGTGCGTGGTTCGCGATCTGAATATGCCCGGCAGACGTTGTCCTGCCAGGAGCAAACACCTGTCCCGGCCCCAGGTCAGATGTGAACCGATCGAGCGCAGCTAGCCACTGAGTATCTGTGATGCCAGCAGAGTCAAGCGTACCAGAGGCGAGCGAGTACGTTCCCGCCACCGGATCGAGCGTCGAAGCTTGATCAACGAACTTGATGTATTTCGACACATTGTTTCCCCAGACGATAGCCGCCTGGTCATCGAGCAGATCATAGCTCTCTTCCAGGACAACTGCCGCGTCAGTCTGAACTCTGACTCGGAATGAACCGACCGGAATGTTGGCATCCTGAGCGTTGGTTCGAATGACGACGTTTAGGTCGTTACCGTAGTCGCCCGGTCCCTTGGCCTGCGCCTGGAGGGTGTTGGCTGCGACGTTGTCCGGGATCATCACGGATGCCGTGACCGCGCCGGGACCTACCACACGGCCGACGTAGAGAACCGATCCACCTTCCTTGAAAAAGGTTTCGGCTGAGTCGTATGCCAGAACTGCGTTGACGTATGCGCGTTTGGTGTGCGCCCAAAGTGCCTCGTACTCAGACATATTGTGCGCGGCCTGCGCGCCCGTGAGAGCGATCGGACCACCTTCCACGACAGCGGCCATGAAGCCGGTGCCAGTATCAGTCGGGATCGCCGTGGTAGGCTGAAGCTCCCGAGTTTCGATTGTTACGCCTGGCCTCATGCGTCACCGCTTCCTGTTGTCGTTTCCTTCTTTGTTTCCTGCGCAGGCAGGATCTTTCCCTCTTCGATGAGCCTCTTGTTGTGAGGATCATTAGCTTGTTCCTTCGTCATCTCGAAGAAGTCGCCATCTGGAATTGGTGCGCCAGATGCCAGAAACTCCTTTGATGTGCCGTGCGGTCCGTAGAACCTAGTCACTGCATGACCTCCGTTGTCTCTGAATGCGTTTCAACTATCGGCGGATCTGGTTGTGGCGGATACGGGTCATCCGGCGGCACACTCGGATCATCCGGCGCTGCGGGAGGACTGATCGCATCATCCACAAAGTCTCTGACTACGTACACCAATTCGATCCTGACTGCACAGAGAGTACGTTGTTGATCTTCGTCTACATCCTCCAATCGTAAGTCTAGCCATTCGTCAAGAGAGCAAGGACCGAACGCTCGCTTCTTCAACACGAGGTTCGTCAATGCGTACTGGTAGTGGCCAGCCAAGTCGCGAGCGAGCCTTGCCTCGGGTCCGTGACACAGAGCGACAATTGCCATTCTCAGCTTGACGTCCCACTTTCCGTCGCCGTGTCGATTGGGACTTTCAGCGAAGCCATCCGACACAATAATGATCGCGGGCGTTACGTCCTCGCCGGGGAGCGCAGTGAAGGTTTGCTTAGGTATGTAGCTTCGCGGCCTTGCCAGAGTGCCCGGCTCGATATCTCGATCGCGCTCGCGGCGGGCCAGGAAGGTATCGAGCCAGAGCTTGACGTGGTTCTCTAGCGCAACCTCCGAGTCGCGGAATGAGTGAACAGGTCCGAAAATCTCGTCAGGCATTGGGTACGTTCCCGCTGAAGATGAAGTCGTTTACCAAACCTACCCATTCATCCTTCTGCTTCACGGTAAAAATGATCGGCGGTCGAGCCTTCATTCTGCGCGTGCCGGTTTTCTGATACTCGACACCAGGAGCGGTCGATCCGATGAGAACATACAAGCGCGTTACCCGGTAGAGGTTATCCAGTGCGTCCCTGACTGACAAACTCTTCATCTCATGGCCCGTTCGGATGAGTGGCTTCTTGCCACCCTTGCCCTTCTTGCGCTTGACGGTGATCGGCTTCAAAGCCGCCCACGGCTGCCCGCCGGAACGTCCGCTAGTCTCAAACAGACGCTTCTCCGACTTCAACATTCTGCGCCCCACTACATCTAGGATGGGCACCAGTTCATCGCTGCGGTCGGCGGGATTCCGCAAAGCCATCTCGGCGGCATTGGTGCCATATGATCGAAGTATCCATTCCATGACTAAAAGCGGGTGCCCCACCCTACATCAGGAATTACGGGAAAATCATACTGTGGAGTACCGTGTTGTCCTTGGTATACAAGATACCAAGCAGTCATGCTAGCGCCTGAGATCGTACCGGCCGTAGGTGTTACACCCAAGTCCACTTGAACAACTTCCAACTGCTCATCGAAAAGATCCTTGAGCTTGTCGTAAGGGCTAGCATCCCGAGCAACCTGTTCGCTGAACTTCGTTAGTTCGACAAGCATCGCCGCGAAGAGGGCGATCAGGCTACGGACACCGGTGAGGCTCTCGTCTGGGATCGCCACGTCCGGATCTTGATCGAGTGCCCGAAGAACAAACTCTTCCGCCTTGAGTATGAGTTCGGCAACTTCTTCGCCCGTAACGGCGACGGTGTCCTCGGTGAAGTCTCCAACATAGTTGCCGCTCGCATCAATCGTTCGATTCTTGATGTGAAGTGCAACGTCGCGGGTAGACGGGCGATATGCAGGACCGCCCTTGAAGTACGATGGAGTTGTATCCTGCGTGCCTCCGAGCGAGTCTACGAACACAACTCTGTACCATGCAGGTGTGAGCGGTGCGTCGTCGGTTGTGAAGCTCAGCTCTGGAGGATCAAGCGCGTCCGGATAGTTCGCTATGACCTTTGAGTCGAACAGAGTAAATGGACCAACAGACAAGCTTGAGTATTCTAGCCTGGCGGTTACCCACTTGATTCCGTCGTCACGAGGACTGGGGCGATAATCCTCAAATCTAAGAACAAATGCCATTAGCTAGCTCCGATTTGGACTCCAGAAGGAACCAGCCTGCAACCCGAGGGAGAAGATATGTAGGCCACAGACTGGTTCCCTCATGCTTGTCGCTATGCCCGTCCGATGACTGTGGACAGGCCGTCCAGAACCCCCTTTCTGGGTGAGCCATCCTGGGCGCGACTCTCAGCATCCAAGAGCTTGCGAGCCAGATCAGGATCGCCGTCACTTGCCTGGACAACTTCATTGACTGATGGCTTCGCATCGGCGATCCACTCCGAGAGTTCCTCGACAGAAGCTGATGCAACATCGAGTTCTTCGAGAGCTTCCTCTTCAGGATCGGGCTCATCGGCGAGATCCATGATGACACCATACTTCTTGTGCCTATCATAGTCGTCCTTCATGATGCTAATGATCTCGCCGCGTTTGTACTGATCGATCGCCTCCTGATACTTCTTGGAGTCAGGATCGGCGTCGAGTCCCAGGCGGCGAGTAGGCTCCAACTGTGGCTGTCCCGGCCCATAACCGCGCTTAGCGACTAGGACGGTGTTACCCAGTTGATCCTCATCGTATCCCTGATAACCGACTTCTCGAACGAGAACCCGAACCTTGGTTGTTTTGGGTGTTCCCTTTGCCGTTGGCATATGTGTAACCTACGACGCGATGCTCGTGAACTTGAGAGCAGCGAAACGGTTGTCCACGAACATCAAAGGGCGCACGCTCGCCTGGACCCAGGTCCGCTCGCGGTTAGGCTCGCGCCATGTCTCCGAACTGAGCGGCTTCTCAGTCCGCATCTGTCCGACCTGACGCTGCGCAACGACATACGCCGTTCCCGCTGTCATGCGGTTGGTGACATAAATCTCCAGACCGAGGGTGCTTAGTAGCTCCTGGATTCCGTCGCCGCCATACAGAATCAGAAGATTCGTGTAGTCAGTCGGGTTCAGGATCCATAGGTCATACCGAATACCCATCTCGTCGGTCTCAGCGATTTCCGCCGCCTTGGCGAAGTCCTGAGCAGGCCATGCGGAAGGCGCGGTCGGAGTCGCGCCATACGGCGTAACTGTTGACCAGTTGTTCGGCGAAGCAACAACCCGCGTTGCGTGCGCCGTGAACATAGCCTCTAGCGTCTGGATGGCACGAGCGTTGATCTTCCTGACGATCGTGTTCCCCAGCTGGCGGATCTGGTTGGTGAAGAGGATCGAGTCATTCCGATCCTTTGCCTCATCTGCGATCCAGACCTTGCCGCCCCACTTCTCGACTTCCGCCACACCGGGCACCCTGCGGGCGCTCGTGATGATTGGGAACTCGGCGCCCGGGCTGACGCGCTCGACGTCACGCTCCGTGTAGAGGTCATTGGCCTCGACAGAATCGTAGACGACAGATCCTCCCGTCACGCCGCCGCCGGATGCGAAGATCCGGTCAGCGACGAACTTCTGGAGGGTCATGTCCATGATCATCCGTGTGATGCGGGTCGGCTGCTTGAGCATGGTGTCGACGCTGATCTTCGTACCCGAGATGGTCGGCGGTCCCAGAGGGTGCGCGACCTGAGCGGGTGTCGAAGCCAGAACCTCCGGTCCGGAAGCCAGAGCGATGTAACCATCGCCCAGGTCCACGAACTGAGGCTCGAAATGAACGCGCTGCTTGGATTCCTCGTCGGTGACGAACTCTTCCTGAACAGCTACGAGTGTTGCACTCATGTCTTTTTCACTCCTTTCTGATCAGCTTAGCTGAAGCGCGCCGTTGGAAAACAGCTCGACCTGGCAGAACTCACCGGCATTGGCCGTCGCAGACAGAGCGCGTCCGACGGACGTGTTGCCTGCCGTCCTTGTGAGCACCTTGCCTGCGCCCTCGACCATCACTTCCGCACCAACTGCGATTGCCGCCGAGCACTCCATAGGAACCACCTTTGGAGCCCGCATGATGTTCACCTTGCCTGCGGCCGCCACGTCGTGAGACGCGACACCGAAGATCGCTGCACCAGCAGCGGGGTCGGTGACAACGAGCAGACCATCGCCCGTAGCTGCATCGCTGATCCCGGCAGGACCGCCGGGGTGGCGGCTGGCAGGAACGCTGACACCACGTCCTCCAACCGTGCCTGCGGTATGCTGACACGTGATATCCGCGCCAGGATCATAACTGGCAATTACCTCACCCATGATTACTCCTCACCGTGGACGCGTGACTGGGGCTGACCGCTATGCCGTGCCGCCACTTCCGGCACCCACTCCGTCGGGTACGCCGTGGAGTCGACATCGTCGGTCTGGGCATCGACGCCTCGCTCTTCCAGAGGAACTGTGTTCTTCTGGAGGCGGGCAACTAGCTTCTTGGTTCCTTCGGAGTCGCTGTCGTAGCGGTCCTTGTAGTGCTGACGACGGGCAGGACCGAACTTGCCATCAGCGATGGCCTCTTCGATCAGCTCATCGCGGTCGCGACGACGGTTGGACTCTTCGATTTGACCGGCGAGCCGGTCGCGCTTACGGAGCCTCTTGAACTCCGCGACATCGACCACAACTACGTCATCGCCTGCCGCTTCCAGGTCGGCGTCGTCGTCGGCGTCGTCATCGTCATCGTCGCCAGAGCCGCCACCTTCGCCGCCCTCGCCACCTTCTCCACCAGATCCACCTTCACCGGGTGTCTCCTGGAGCCAACTTCCTACTGCCTGGGCGATGGCCTGATCATCGGCGTCATCGGCCAGGTTGAGGCGGGCTGCGACCAACTCCCGCTCGCCCTCTTCAAAGGTAAGGCGCATTGCCTCTAATCCTTTCCTAGCTTCACGGTGATCGTATCGCCCATCGACCCGCTGGCAGATGCACGACCGAGTACGACTGTGATTGTGTTTTCTGAATCCTCCTCAGGTTGACTTTCCTCCCTGCTTGCGAACAGAGCTACATGCTGCTTTTCTGCGTTGAGCGGCTCGACTTCGATTCCGCCATGCGCTGCGTTGACGTACTTGATCTTGACCTTCTTCTCCTTGCCGAATGTGACCTTTTCACCCTTGATGTCGAAGCCCTGCTTGAGCAGAGTCCCGCCGTCGTCAGCATCAATGATCATCTCGTTCGGAGAGAGGTAGATCCCCCGAATCCACCACCACTTCTTGTCGGGGTCACTTGAATTTGCGTCATACCACTGACGACGCAAATCTTCAACGGTGACCTGCGCCGCCACAGGTCTATCGGCGGCGGCGACAATCGTCACCGGCATCTCTGGGGTTGCAGTAGTCACATCTACCTTTGGTCCTTTCTTTGTATACAGAGCAGCAATGTCTTCGATCGTTGTCACGCCAGGCCAAACTACACCTAGTAGCGCAAGTCCGTTGATGACCAAGCGCCACCTGTGACCGGTTACAGTTTTGATATTGAATCGACCCTCGATCGAGCGACTAGGAAAGGCTGACGACATAATGTTTGCCAGCCACACCGGAACACCAGTAAGGTTTCCCAAGATTGTGTTTCCATCATCTTCGAGCCGCATATCGGTGACCTTGCCGAGCGCAGGCTCTCCAGATGGCGTTCCAAGAACTCTGCTGCCGTGAATGCGATCATCGTCGTAATGACCGATCCAGATACGGGGCTGAGGGACAGAAGGATCATACTGCGCGGCGACGGCATCGGCTAGATCCTCCTTTGTGAAAGTGGCCGGACCAGAACTGAGCGGGTATTCGATGCCGGTCTTGACGATCTGAACGTCTGGAACCGTAGTCAGCTGCGGCTTGGCGCCTTGAAGAGCTTCGATTGCAGACATAGCGGCGATAGCGTTGCTGATGGAAACCTGTAGCTGGGGACCGGCACCCTGCGCATCGCTGACATTGATCTTCAAAGCCTTGAGGTGCTTTAGCGCGGACTTCTTGTCCTTGTGACACTTGACTATCTCGCCCTTGCCTTTGACGACACAGTATTTGGTACCACGTCTGGCCAGTTTGTACGGCATCACTTCTTGCCCTTCTTGGATTTGCACGCTGGAAGGCCCGGATACTTCTTGCACACAGCCGCTCTGACCTTGGACTCTTCGGGCTTGCCCTTCGACCGAGCTAGCGCATTGATTGCGTGAGCCTTGTCGTGGATAGGGTATCGCCTTGTCTTGGGGAATACAAATGCCGAGCTTGGCAGCTTCTTGCGCGCCTTTGTAGTAAGTGTTTTTGCCAGAACAACTTCGATCTCATCGGAGTGTCTGTTCTTCTGACCTTGAATCGAGTAGGAGCTATTGCTGTATCCACTCATCATTACCTCCTGCGCCTCAGCGAACAACCGAGTGCCCGGCGCGGAGCAGACACGACCGACGCCCCGGTTGTTCGCGTTGGCAGGCGCTTCGCGCGATCACAGGCCACGTTGTGCTCGGCGAAGTTTGTCATCTTGATCCGTTCATGCTGATCTCGATCGTTGCGTCTACATCGTCACCGGGTATATCGAGCTTGCCTTTTTCATGCAAGCGATCCCACTTCGTTGACGGCCTCTCAACCGCCGTCGGTCCTTCGGGGTTTTCCTCGCTGCCCTGTTCATCCCATGCCCAACAAAGGAGCGGCGCAAATTCTTCGTCAGGACCGTAGTTCCACTCGATGTCGTCCTCGATGACATGCTCGTTGAAAATATTGGTAAACCATTGAGCTATGTACTCGATGACGAGCTTGTGGTACTGCACGAATGTCTGTCCAAGCGCCCGGCTACCGCTTGTTGTCTGGCCAAGCTGCATGAACATCTGGAAGAAGCTGCGCGCCATTTCCTCATTCATGAGCTTGATGAAGCCGACGGTATCCGGCTGGGTGCCCTCGACGCCTACCAGCTTGAGTGATGCGCCATACGGAATTGCCCCGCCGGAACGGTCGCCAGCCATAAACTTCTTAGCCATCTCACCCAGGATCTTGAGATCCGTTTCTGACATGCCGGGATAGCCCTGGGCAACCGGAGTTCCGACTCCCGCTCTCTGGATGTTCATCACGCCTACGCGCATGGCACGGTCCTTGAGAAGCCAGGGCCCGTAGCAGCCGCGCAGCATCGAGCGACCGTGCCAGTTTGCGCCCCGTCGCTGGAAGGAGTAGACAACAAGGCGGTCGATCTTGAGCTTGGGTGCATCGGTGTACCATTGCTTCACCCATTGCAGCCCGCCATCCTTGGCAACCTTCATCTCGCTGATAGTCTGCGGCAGTCGCGGCGCGAGCTTCTTGTAGTGGTACAGTCCGTCATCGCCGATGTACCCGTTCTGCTCAAATATTTCAAATCCGTAGGCAATGGCCTCTAGAGCAGCCTCCAGATGTTCCAAGAAGTTGAACCTGTTCTGCGTTCGACGCTGGTTGAACTCTCCCACATCTTCCCAGCTATCGGCAATTGGCAGGTTCAAGTCCTTGCTGATCTTATCGACAGCTTCGTCCTTTGCTCCGTTCGGCTTCAGATACCAACCCATACGCAATAGCGGCCAGATAGCGCCGGTCAGCAAACCCTGAACTTGAGGGTCGGTTCGCATCCGGTGGTACGTGAATACGCTCTCCGGAAATACAAGCTTCTCGTTCTCTTCCAAATCGTCGCCTGCGCTGAAGTCGGACCAATGAGCCAGATAGTTCGGCTCGTTGACGACTGAGCCCTTTTCGTTGATTGGGCCGTCGGCGTTTCCGACTCTCATTCCAGTGCTTGAGTTTGCCATGATTTCACCTCCATTCAATTTCGTTTCATTTTCGTTCTACCTATTGCTTTTCACGCGAAGCAGTAGCTACGCCTTGGCGACGGTGCGCTTGCCGTTCCCCTACGCGCCGTATTGCTCGGCGAGGATCGCCTCCTGCTCAGCAGTCTGCTCGGCGAGCTTGGCGGGATAGTCGGGCCAGTCGGCAGGAGCCACCTGCACGGGGTCGACCTGAACCTCGCGCAACGTGTCGCCGTCATCCCACACGAACACGGGCTGCACCACCACCTTGAGCAGACGCAGGCTCATGAGAACGATCCCGTCGCGTAGACCGGTACGGCGCCGATGCTCGCCCCGGTCGCATCGAAGACCTCAAGCATCCGCGTCACGGTGCCCGGGCTGGCGAGCGTTGTGCGGACAACGCTGTTGCCAGCGCCCAGCCCGCCATCAGCGGTCAGCTTCCCAGCGCTCGTGCGGTCACCGTAACGCAACACCTGGCTTGTGTGACGAGCGAGGTATGCGGTGTCTTGGGCCGCGTTGCCGGGACCGAAGTTGATGATCCCCGTCGCCTGGATCTGGATGCGGTGGTTCGTGTCGGTCGTGCCTTGCACCGTGATCGCACCGCCTCCCGCCACCCGGACGAACCGCAGCGTCGTGTCATCCACCGTCAGGACGTTGGGGTTCGTGCGGCGCAGCTTGCAGTCGGCGGTGAACGAGCCGCCCGTCCCCGGGCTCCACTCCAGATCGCCGATGGCGGTGATGCGGAAGCGGTCCTGGGCATCGCCGCCGACCGAATGGCCGAGCAGCGGCGTGGTGGAGTTCTCGCCGAACGCTGACATCTTGCGATCCGTGCCGAGCGTCCGCACAACTATGTTGGCGGTGCTGCGCCACTCCATCGACCCGTCGATGAACGCCGACCACAACCGCGCCGTCGACGACCAGCGCGCCGTCGCCAGAAGCGGCGCGGTCTGTCCCAGCGCGCCGCGGGCAAGGATCGTCGCGTTGTCGTGACCGGCGACCACGTTGCCCGAACCATCGGTCACCGATGCGACCGTCAGCCGCGCGGTGCCCGACGCGCCGGCAAGATCCGCCGGGGTCGCCCAGCCGATCCCGACCTGCTCCAGCATCCCGGCCGCCCGGCCGTTAGAGATATAGATGATGTCGCCGTTGTAGGTCCACGTTGTCTGGTCGCTCGTGCGCAGGCAGCCGATCGCCAGGTCGGAACTCTTTACGCCCGCCATCACGTCGATGCCGATCAGCCCGCCGCCGTTCTGGGCGAGCAGGTGAAGCTCCGGCGCAATCGACCCATTAGCGGTGAGCTTCCTGACCACCAGCGTCGAATCGCGCAGTTCTAGGTGCGGGGTGGTATCCGAGCGCAGAACCTTCAGCGGCGAGATTGTCTGCCCCGCGACGCTCTGAATCGTGAGCGCCGTCGTGTTGCTGTCGGGTGCAATCGTCTGCGCCTTCGTGAACGTGTTCGCAGCGCTAATGCTTGCCACCGAAAGCGGTAGCTCGTCCTCTTCTAGTTTACCATCGGCGCCAAGGCTGGCTAAGCCATTTGCTGCGCCGCGTTTCGCCAGAACAACTGCAATCTCCTGATCTGTATAACCGCTTAGACGTAGCTCTATGTCCTCCAGCGCCTCAGCTGTGGCTGGAGTGCTCGCATCGGGACGATTCTTCCAGTCTTTTGCTGTAAACGCCATAAATCAACCAGGAATTGTATCTGGTCCAGGAAGTGTATCAACGCCAGGCAGAAGGTGTTTGTATCCAGAACCTCCAGAAGCCATGCCCTTGTTGTAATCCTTGTACAAAATGTCTTCCTCGTAACCCGTCAACTCGCGCTCATTGAACATCACTTCGCCGTGCAGAACACACTTCCTGGTGTCTGGTACCAAACGCTTATACCACTCAGATCGAAAGACCCACCCGCGTATGGCAGCCTCCTCAGCAGTGGCTTGTCGATGTAAGCCGCTAGCTTCATGTTGATGGGTCGGATAGAAGTGTGGATCACGTTCTGGGTCATCGTACTTGCTAATCCTGAATCACCTCTCTTGGTGATTCAGCCGGTTCCTGAATCCTATTCGCGTCCCGGCGCTCTTCTGGCATCGTGGTCGGGATCGGTCCCGGCCCGTACTGCGCCAGGTCACTCAGACGTTGTGCGTCCTTGCTAGTGATCTGCTGTCCCTCTCTGGTCGAGACCAACATTCGAGCGAGGAACTGCGTGTGCGTTTCGACGTCCAACATTATTTACCCCATGATCCCTGGGAAGGATTAGGCCCGGTGTGTCCGCCTTTTGCCCATCTATGTCCTCTGTACCTCATTGTGGCCTCCAGTTATCGTGTGCTTCCAACCACTTCTTGATTAGTTGTGAGTTTTTGATGCACCAAATGCCGTAGTCACTGCCCGTTGTTCCTGCGTCTATGTTGCCTTCTGTTGCAATTGCATCGAAGTACTGGTCGATGGCACCGTCGATGCCGCGATTGTAGCCGTTGAACGCGACCCTCAGGCTTACCTGCCCACGCTCAGGAATCTTGCGTCGTTCAGAATACAGCTTGTTGAACTTCAAAATGTCTAGAGCGTACACCATCGCAGGAGTGAAGCGAGGACAGAAGCCTTCCTCTGTTGCTGTGTGACCTGCAACAGCCTGCCAGGTACCTTCTCTGCATCCGACCTGTTCACGAAGAAAGTCGGAGTGATAGTCCTCGTTGATTTGGAAACATCCCTTTGCGCGAAACTCGACCTTGCCTTGGACAACACGCTTGTCTCCGTTTATGTTGTCCAACCAAGTTTCGCGCAAGCCTGTAACCAACAGGTGGTGACCGCCAATACCGTCTGGAGGACCTTCGCTCGCCGAAACTTGACAGGCAATAACCCGATACGTCCCAAGAGTCTTGAGAGCCTTGTGGATTTCTTCTGTTGTTGGCTTGGCGTAACTCATCACTACCGCTGACTGAGATTCCGGAAACCGCGCAACAGAACATCTCCGAGGCCGATTGTGACGAGCATTCCGCAAGCCACATTCAGAGCATCGACTTGTTCGGGACTTGCGTCCCAAATCCCGAAGGCGCGGCTAAACTGAGTGATTGCGCCTATTACCACAACGTACATCGTGGGTGTGACATCCGGCTTCTTTGGCGGTACGTTGAGAGACTCCTGCGCGAGGATCTCCTTCAGCTCCTCATCAGAGTTTGCCGGTACGCCTTCGATGGGGGTTGGGTCATTCATGATTACTCCTTATCCTGGGAAGTTGACCTGCGCGATGCCGCGTACAGAAGATCGCGGCCGGTTCATACGTCGAACCGCATCGCCGGTATTGCCGCCGATTGTAGTCAACGATCCATCTGCATGAACCTGCTCTACCATCTCTACATGTTGACCGTAACCCCCAATTATCGCTAGATCACCTCTTGTTGCGGTTTTCTCGTCAGTTGACCAGCCTCTGAATGGTCTTTGTTTGCGCCTCGCCATACCTTCAATCAAGGCTACAGATGCTATGGCAGATGGAACCGAAATACCAACTGCGCGGAGCATGTTGCCGCAAAAAAGGCCACACCACGGCACCCGGCCGAAACCAAAATTCTGCTGCCAGACATTGATGATTCCTCCACCATTCCAGTACCGCTCTCGAACGCCGATGTACGAACGAGCCTTGGCTATTACCAGGGCGCGCTTCGGCGCCTGCGGCCTGGGCCTCGGAGTCAATGTTTCGATCTGAGCACGACGACGGCGGATCTCAACGCCCGCCTCCTTCATAAGAGTGTACCACTTCTTCACGCCATTTCTGTCATTTCTCTGGTGAGCTATGTCGGCCTTGCGCTTGCGGTAGGCGTGCCTCTCTCTCCATTTCTTCAGCGACCGTCTGTAAAAGGCTAGCTTGACTTTGTTCCTTCTAGACATGGTTCTACTTTCTGGGACCCGGAACTACCGGAAGGACACGACCTTCTCGGCTGGGGCCGCCAACATACGTATGCGACCATGGCGTGACCGTACCGGCAGTCATGTCCGTGGTTACATTGATGGTCGACCCACCAGGAGTCGCGCTCACTCTGAAGGCGTTGGCTGTCAGACCAGATGCGATGACGTAATAGCTCGTGCCAGCGACAATACCTGCACCGCCGGTCATTGCTGTGAAGCGAACCTCCTGACCAACAACGAAACCATGCCCAGTAAGGGTAAACAGATCATCTATTGCCGTTGCTGTAACAGCGCCATTCCCTGCGCCAGGACTTTTGGCCCCTCTGACGCGAGCGGCGGAAGCCGGTCCCGTTGGATCGTAGCGTGTTACCTTGTCCTTCCTGCCGTGGATCGCATGGTTGTGCTCGCCGGAGTGGCCGAATGCTGAAGCGGGTGCGTTGCGGTTTGCCATGAACTACCTCGCTCGATTCGTGAATGGCCGAAAGTGCCCGCTCTTGGCAGGCTTGTGAAATGTGCGCGGCTTGGGCGGTATGCCTTTGGTGTCTGTTGCCTTAGCGGTCTTGCTAACGCTCGGCTTGTGCATCACACCGCCGCCCTCGTTAGTGATTCTGCTCTCCGTCATTCATCCTCCTCAATATTCTGTTCGGTAAACACCAGTTCCCGGTATGAACTCGAAGCTGCCTCCATAGCCATAGCATAGCTATGGGCCTCATCTGCGCGGTTCTGCAACAGCGCTTTATTCAAGCTTTCAGCGCAGTCCTCAACCGACTGACCTGCCATATGAATGAGTTCCTTTGTGTCCATTCAAAAACATCTGACTGGGTTAGTCATCGAACAAGTTCGTGATCTTCTTGATTATCGTCGTGCCGCCGCTTGTGATGCGATTGAGCATATCGGTCGAAATGTCCACGCGAGCACGAGCGGTCAGCGGCAGGCTGACGGCGCGCATCATGCCCTTGATGAAGCGCCGCTGGAACGCGGTCGTGAGCGCAAGGTTCGCGACGAACGCGCGAGCCGCGATCAGCTGACGGCTCATCGAACCGGACAAGTTGAGCGTAGCGACCTTGGCGATGGGCTGGACTTCTCGCTGAACCAGCGCATTGAGACTGAGCGCGGTCGAGAACGTTCGTTGCGCCGCCACCATACGAGCCGCTACAGCGCTGAGCGACAGGTTGGTGGTGAACGCACGAATGCGATCCGCGCGGCGCTGTGAGGTCGCCGTGAGCGTGATCGGCGCGCTGAACTCCCTGGACGCAGCTATCGACCGTGACGCTGTGGCCGACAGCGTAAGTGCGGCAATCTTAGGGATCAAAGTCATCACTTTGGACAGGGCTGTCGAGAGTGTGAGTGTGGCGATCTTGGGTGTCGGAGCAATCGTCTTGCTGACACTGGAAGCGAGCGTAAGCAGGACAGCCTTCGGCATCGGAGCCATAGCCCTTTGGATCGCCGCCGTGAGTGACAAGTTGGTCACGAACTCCCGGCTCGCCGCGGTCTGGCGGCTGAAGGCACCAACGAGCGCCAGGTTCGCCGTCTTGGACTTCGGGATATACTCCTTGGAGCGCGCCGCAGTCAGCGCGAGGCTTGCCTCATCACTACGAAATCGCTGAGTACGAATCCCCGGCGATGGCACCCGAACCATCCCGTTAGCGACCTGTGAGCCACCGTTGTTGACATTGAAGTTATATGTCTCGCCAAGCAAGGTGCCGCCCTCTTTGACCATCGTAAACGACACCAGCAGCGTCTCGTCTGCCTCAAGCGTGATCTGGCTCTCACTGCTCGACGCGCTCAGGTCGGTACCGGACGAGATCGGCAGCGTGGAGTTTGTGTTGAGCGGCCCGATCAACAGCGTCCGCGTGCCGCTGGATGATACCCGATAGACGCGCACCTCAAAATGAACGTTGGTGGTGGCAACTGCGGCCGACACCTGAACAAAGAAGTCCCAGGTACCCGCGGGGATGATGCGTTTGGCTGTCGCTGAGGATTCCATGCCGTCCGCCCCCAGACGATTGATTGCCCACCCGAATTCCGGAGCGTCCGCCGTACCCGTGGTCGAGCGCGTCGTGAACGGATCCATGACGATTGTCGCGGCTGCGGTCCCGAATGCACCCATGGTCGAGCCGTCAACACCCCCGGCAGCCTCCGCGAGCTTGCGGATATCCGTCCCCCACGCCCCATCATGGTCGATCGTGGAGGCAAAGAAACTTTGCGCGCTTGTGGGCATTACGCCGTCATCAGTCGAGGACGTCCAAAGTGAAGGTGATCGAGTCGCCAACGTCGGTCGGGATCGCCGTGAAGAGGTGGCGCTGGAGCAGGTAAGTGTTGCCCGCCGTTTCGGACTTGTTCGTCGTGTTGAAGCGGCCAACCTCGGTGATATTCTTCAGCGCGCCCGCGCACGTCATCGTGCCGACGAGCCGATCCGTTGTCGATGTCGGCTGGCTGAGTGTTCCGACGACACGCGCCTCCGTTGCCTCGGTCACTAGCCCAACATCGCCGACCGCTTCGGCCGTCACGCCGGTCCCCCAGCCAATCGCCGTCATCTTGGCGTTCGTCAAGGTGGCAACATCCTGGACCTTGTCGATGTACCACTCGCGGCCCTCGGTCGTCAGGGCCATTAGTCGTCAACCTCCCGATCATCGCCCTTCTTCGTGTTGGGGAGCAGGACCGCTGTTTCATCGGTCGGCTTGCCGTCTGCCTCTTTGACGGCCTTCTTGAGTAGCGTGTCCTGATCGTCGCCATACTCGGCATCGACCACAACGTCCCAGCTACGGATGACCCGCGCCTTGAGCTTCATCACGACAGCATCTCCTTGTCTTCGGCTCGCATCATCTGTAGATGTCGCCAAAGCTTCAGGCGACGCCGGAAGTGGTGCCACGGCAACTCCGGAATCGAGTAGTGAACCTGTATCGTGCCATCTGCCTTTTGCAGCACAGCACGCGCCACACTGATCGGTTCACTACGACCGACGCCATGAAATGCGCTCACGGCGCAACCTCCTTATAGTGAACTGTGACCGGAACATCCCCTGCAACATCAAGCTCGCAGAGCAATCGGCTATTGGCGGTCGATGCGCCACCGTTGTTGATGGGTCCTGGGAACGGTTCCCAATGCGCCACGGCGGGCGCAAAGTAAAGTTCTTGACCATCGCCGAATTTGTACGTAACCTTGGGTGTGGCCGATGCGTCTGGATCATTGATCGCCGAAACCCAGTAGACGATTAGGCGGCTGCCTTCCGTCGGCGTGAGCAGGATGGTGTCACCAACATTCGACACCAACTGGGTATGCGGTAGCTTGCCGCCGCCGAATCTGTTGTCCAATGCCTGGGCGATCGTGGCAAGGCTAGCAGCGACCTGGGTGAGCGTGATCTCGCGCGCGATGCCCTCATCGTCGGATGCTAGGTCTTGTATAGCAATGCGAATGAGGTCAAGCGTGACCTCACGCGCTACACCCTCGTCGTCCGAAGCAAGGTCTTGTACTGCGGCTCTGATTTCCTCCAACCGTGCGATTTCTGTGTCCTGCTTCGCCTCGGTGGAGAGGTTTTCAAAGGCGTTCTGAAGTACGGGCGTCATTCGATCCCAAACGTCCAGATTGTTTGCAATTCGCCTTCACTCGCATGGCCTACGGGGTATGTCTCATACCACACGTACTGCTCCATATCCGTTTCGGGCGGGTCCGGTTGGATAAAGACGTTGCAGTCGATCCCGCCATCTGAGCCTAGCTCGCGGATGTTGCCTGCGATCATGCCCTGGCCGCTGATGCCGCGCACTATGCCGCCGACGACTTCAGCTGTGTCCTCAACTTGGCCGCTTACCGCGCCTTCGATCCGGCCCTTGATCTCTGTTCTATCGGAGGTGATCTTCATTACATCTTTATGTCGAAGAGGTCAGAAACCAGATCTTCGGGTGCATCGCTGCCCCGGTCGGGCGGCGGCTCTGTCGGGTCCTGAGGTTTGGTTTGCTGTTGCTCGCGCATGAGCTGGGTAAGATCGGCGCTCTTCTGGAGGCTCATGACGAAGGCGTCGGCGCGGTCTGGACTTCGACCCAGTCTTTGGGCGATGTCCTCCTTCGGCTCGATCTGGATGAGTCCGGTGCTGGTTGTCTTGTACTTGTGCTCCAGAAGTTCGGCCTGAAGGTCTTCATCTTCTAACTCGATGTCAATCAACCCCTCATCCATCATCTCCTTGGCTTCCCAGTACGCCTCAGACCGCCGGTTCTTGTACTTGAGGGGGTTGAAAGCCTTTTCGCCAGAGTTGAACGGAACAACGCTGTAGTTCAACTCCTTGAGGCGGTCAAATACGCCGGACCCTATGCCGACGACATCAACCACGGCGGTCGGAGCAAGTCTTGGTTCGTCCTTCACCATGCGCCGGTACTCGCCTACGCTCTCCATCGTGTCCTTCTTGCCCCACTTCTTCACCATGCGGATGTACCCTGCGCGGTTGTGGTAGATGCAGCTTTCGTCCACACCCATGCGCGCAACGTCGAACCCGTAGCGGCCCTTGACGTTGACGGCGAACTTGGATCGGTCTATGAGGACCGCCTTGTTGATGATCGCCGGGGTGAAGACGGTGTCGTCCGTGACTTCGGGGAACTCTGCGTCAACCTTGGAAACGTACAGCGGGCTGTGCTTGCCCCATCGCTTTGCGCGCTCGTCAACCCAGAGCTTACTGACGAGATACTGCTTGAGGTTTTCGCTGATGTGTTCGCCGGTGAAGTTGGGCGTATCCTTGGCGGCTATGGTTATCTTGTTGTAGCCCGACGCGGGCCTGAACATGCGGGCAAATGGGCTCACGGGGTCACCGGGGTTGCCGATGACGAGAATCCTGGAGTTCTCGTTCGTGACTAGCCCCTCACAGGCGTTCACCAGCCACTCGGGGATACCCGACCCCTCGTCCAGAATGATTAGCACGTTCAACGCATGGATCCCCTGGAAGGCGGCGGCTGCCTCGTCCGCGTCCAGGTAGTCAGCCGGTTTGCGCCCAAATGCTACAAGCTCACCCGCGATCTTCCATTCGGGCACCTGCCCCTGGTTGATTACCCCGGGGAGTCCTGCTACTGTTTGCGCACGTCGGATGTACCGCCAGAGGATCGTCCGGACCTGATGGCTCGTCGGGGCGGACGTTACCACGAATGGGTCGGCTTTCTCTGCTAACCACCATCCCACCAGCCAGGCTGCGGTCCAGCTTTTGCCAATTCCGAAGCAACTCTTCACCGCAGTATGTCGATGGTCTGCTACTGACTGGATGATTTCGTCCTGTCCGGACCAAGTCTCCTGTTTGGCTACGTTATGCAACCACCCGATCGGGTCGTTCAGATACGGGCTGGGCTTTGGGTTCCAAAGCTCGTGGAGCTTCTCCAGATCTTGGACGAGGTTGCTCTTGGCGGTGACTTCGAGCATGATCAGTCGGGTGCCGCCTGCACCAAAGGGGGCACAATGGTGCGGGTTTTCGTTCCCATGGGCGACACCTGACCTACCTCACCGCCCCGGCGAGGAAGATGGCCACACAAGCGACGATTGCAACGAGAAGCCGGGTGCCGCGACCACGGGGGAGGCTGGCGTGTTGCGGCACCCGGCCCCATTTCACCCACCTACTGCCTTGGATGAGCGGGTGTTCTTGCCGAGCTTGGCCTGCTGCGCTTCCTCGGTGAGTTGTTTCTTTGCCTGGTTTCGGTTCCTGGAAATCTTCTGGCCGTGCTCGCGCCGGGAGCGAATGGTCTTCATCGGGGCTGGTTGGGGGAGGATTTCCTCGGCGTTGCCGTCGATGATTTCTATGTCGGCGTCGTTGCCAAGGATTTCAGCGAGGGCGGTCGCTTTGTATACGTCAAGGTTTTGCGTCTGTGCAAAGATGTTTATCAACATTGCGGGCATCTGTTTGGTCTGCTCGTCGGAGAGCTTCAGCTGTCGGGCGATTTCGCGGAGGCCATTCGCCAAGAGGGCGAGTCTGGCCTCGCTAAGTTTGAGGTTCTTGTTGTTGATGTCGTACTGCGCGGCGAACGTTGAGTACCGAACCATACACTCACGAAGGTGCTCCATGTAGTCGTGAAGCGGGTGCTCGATCTGTTCCTCAATGTTACTTGACTCCTTGTCGATCTTACGTCTGAGCAACAGGTAGTCCGTGGCGACATCGTCAATTGCTCGTTGGATACAATCGTATGGGCTAATGCCGTGCTCGACAATCCCGGCCTGGACCATGGCAGCGCGCATCGCGTCAAAGCTGTTCCACTTCTCGGCGTAGATGGCCGCCAGTTCTGGATACCTGGGTGGGCTTCGCCTGTCCTTGTTGAACTGGCGTTGACGCTGTCGCTTTAGAGGGGAGCCTGCCATGGTGCGTCGTGAGGCTATCTTGAGTTGGTGCTTTCTCCTAGCCCTATTACGCGCGTGCGCGAGGGTGATTTGTACGGTAGGGTCAAGAGAAATTCCGGGGACCGCCAAGCGATACTCAACCCACAGCCAGCCTCCCTAAGCCCGAAACTTTCCGGACGGGCGCGGCGCACGGCGCGCGAGAGCAGGCATCGACCGGACGGAAGCAAGCGCGCAAGTCTGCGGCATGCCGTTGCATGCGCAACGAAAAATGTTTTGCCGAAACTCTTGCGCAGGCATGCCGCGGCCTGCTACCCTTGCGGAGCAGGGTCGAGCCGGAAGGAACGGCTCCCCGGGCCGGGAGGCGCCTCCTCCCCCGATGCGCGTAAACGCGCTAGGAACGTGCGAGGCGGAGCGGTCGAGCAGAGAGGACCGCGCGCACGTACCGAATAGGTGCATGCTCCGGCATTCCGTCGGAACTAGGTTCGCGCGGGGGAAGAGTAGCTACCCCGTGCGGGCAGCAGGCAAGAACGGCAGGGAGTCCGGGCAGGTACCCGCAGGTTCGGGTCTAGACGTGCAAGGGTCCGGGCGGACCTATCGCGGGCAGTCGCGAGAATCGCCCCTCTCCGAATTGCAACGCGGGGAGCATGCTTCGGCATGCTCTCTTGCGCTGCCATTCGGCAGGTAGGTAAATCGAAGTAAGGAGAGCAACATGCCGTCAGTCAAGAAGTCCGCCACGGCCCTCACCATCGAGGACTTCCGCGGCCTCACGGTAGCGAAGCGGCGTATCCTGGCCGGACAGATCGCCAAGGATCGCACGGCCGGGATGTCCGGCAACGAACTACGCGCCAAGTACGGTTCGTGGCTCAGCGGCCCGACGCGAATCAAGCTCCTCAGGGAGTTCGGGCACGTCATGGTCGTCGGCAAGTCGTACGACTCGTACAAGGATGGCGATACGCGCAAGGGTACGCGTCACGCCCGTGAGCACGGGGCGAAGGCCAGCGGCCCCAAGCCGCGCAAGCCCGCCGCCAAGAAGTCCGCTCCCAAGACGGGCGCGGCGCGTCGCAAGCGCAGCGCGTAGGGTTGGATTCGGGTACCCGCTTCGGCGGGTACCCTTCCCCATCGTCCGTGAAGACGGGCGAGTGGGAAGGGTCACCGAAGTAAGGAGAGCAACATGGTACAGGTCACGAGCACCTTTGATGGGTGCTTCGTCATCGTTGATGGTGTTGTGCGCGGTCGCTTCAGCGATCTACTCAGCGCCGTTGTCAGCGCCCGTAACTGGGGTTTCTGATGCCACGTAATGGCGGCGACAAGCGCGGGAAGTCGAAAGACCGCGCCCGCCGGAAAACTTGGATGTTGGCGATGTTTGGCAGCCTGGACACTGGGATTTGCCCATGCGTCCATTGTGAAAAGGAGTTCCCGCTCAACAGGATTGAGCAGGACAGGATCATTCCTGGTGGGAGCTATCGCCGAACCAACATCCAGCCAAGTTGCAAACCATGCAACTTGATGCGCAGTAACAACCCAGATTGGGTTCACCCCAACAAGATGTGAGCCTTCGGGGTGGGGCCGGCCATCAGGTCGGTCCCAACCCCGAATAGGTCAGGAGAGCATCATGCTCACGCCAATCGTCGTTGAAGTTCATCGGCATGGCGATACAACCCATCTCAGGACGGGGAGGCAGGATGAAGGAGAGCAGGCGAGTACAACAGGCCAACGCGCTCAGTCGCAAGACAGAGCGTTGGGACCGGCACATGCTGCTCATGGAGCAGCACCGCCTGATCGCTGAGCTTTGCACGCTCGGCGTCAAGGTCACAGGGGAGACACGATGAAGGTTCCCAAGGGCTATGAGGCGTTCGTATTCACGCCCGGCGTCGGGTTTTACACCGGCGACGCCGTGACGTCGAAGAACTACAAACAGCCCATCGGGGTCAACCCGGCGATGATCCGGCTGCCCAAGCCCAAACGGCGTCGCGCCAAGAGGGTGTAGGTACGGGGGCCATCGAAAGATGGCCCTTGTACGTGCAACCAACCAAAGGAGAGTACAATGGACGTTCACATCGTGCAGTCGGGTATGTTCCCCAACTGCCACTCGGTGACAACTCCAGAGCACGATCTCATCAGGATCTTTCGTGATCCATGGGATCCACGCGGTCTGGATAGCCTGATCGACGCCCATGCGTGGGCGGATAAGGAAGGCTACAAGGTCATCGAAATCGAGTCCAACACCAAGGACCTGTTCGAACAGGTCACGGCGGGGAGGTAAGATGAAGAGGCTCATAGCTCTGACGATGGTGTTGGCTGCCGTCGGCACGGCTTTGATTGGTTCGGATAGCTGTATACCGAACCCCACAAGACCGGCGACTTGGCTCTGCTGATGGCAAAGCCCAAGCAAAAGGGCGTCAACGACGGCAGAACGCCAAGCGTAATGGTCCGGATTCCTCTGGACCTGATCGACAGAATCGACCGCGAGCGCGGAATGGTCCCTCGTGAGCCGTACATCAGGGACCTCATCGAACAGGCCTTGCCGAAGCGCAGGCCAAGGAGGGTGGCTAAGAAATGATGAACCTCATCCTGCTGGTTGCAGCGGTGATGGCTGTCATCAAGCTGTTAGGAGGTTGACGCGCACATACCAGGGTCAGGGACCCGTACTACGTACGGGTTCCTGGCTCTGGTGTTTTTTTGTTGGTTTCGGGCTGAGTTGGTCTATAAATCCATGCCGGGGAGGTATTTTGTCTTGGAAATAGCGGTTTGTTGGGCTGTTTTACACACTTTACACATACTTTACACATACTTTACACCCATTTTACCACGGTTTTGAAGGCCAAAACATGGGTCCTCCCCGCTGTGAGCTGGTGTGTTTTGACGTCTTTTGTGTTGGTTTGTTGTACGTTGGTTTGACTTGCTATGTGTACGTCTGACATGTGTGTTTTGAAGGCTGATATGGGTCCCCTATGGGGTGATTTGGGCGCTTGAGGTGTGGCTTTGAGACATTTTGTACTGGAAAAACCATGACTACCAGGGCAAACAGTCGTCCTCGCGTGCGCGCATAGGACAGACCTCACCCCGATACAACCCACAGGAAACAGAAAAAGAGAGTAGGACGTGTAGGACGTGTAGGACCGAGTAGGACGGAATCTGGGCAAAAAACTTGAAAATAACAACAACAGGACATTATTGATCTATATAGGGACATTCTAAAACCAGTTGCGCTCGCAACGATTTTTTGAGAAAATCGCGCCGACCACGTCCTACAGTCCTACAGTCCTACAGTGAAACAAGCCCCAACTACCACTTCGATTTCGGAGCAAGCTGATACTGCTGGGATATCTGTCCACCAGAGCCACGAGTTCGAACGCGCAACACACCCTCGGATACCATCAAATCGAGCGTATCATGAAGTATGTCTTTCAAGTCCGACCGCAAGGACCTATTGATCCTCGTCATAGCAACCCACGACGGATAGGGTTTCACAACCTTCAAGATACCCTTTCGACACCGTCCAACCTTCTTTTCCTCAACAGCCTCAGCCGATGTGACGGCAATCACGGCAGCGTCTTTGGCCTTGCCACGAATCACCTTGCCGTGCTCAAGCCACGAGTGGTAGGCACAGACCGCTCGGCCTTCATCTGAACGTTTCATAACTAGGTCCGCTATCCTCCACCACTCATCATCGACTTCGGTGCAACCATGCATGATAGCCAACAGACCAGCGACCTTGAGCTTACTCTGGAGCCAATGCCCACGTAGAGGGTCACCATCATACTCTCCGCGCAGACTCCGCTTCGCAAAGTCATCGATATCAGAAACCGCAGACTGACAAACAGGGATGATGTGATCTTCTGGATCAGAGTCGAGGACTTCAGCATAAGCAAGTTGAATCGGCTTCAACTCGTACTCACTACTTGTGAAATCTGGCGCCCAGCGATCCGAGCACAACAACCACAAAAACCGCTGCGGCATTCCGCCCGCCGAATCGTCAAGGATCACGCCTGCCTTGCTTGGCTGCACTCCTACAACTAGCGACATCCTATAAGAGTGAGTCGGTATATCAAGTCGCTTCTGAGGGTCAACGAACATATGCCCGAGCTTTCCTGCATTCCAAGCCGACCGTAGCTCTGAGATGAGGGTGCTGCCCTGTCGCCCGCCCAACTTCAAAACCGTCTCAATCTCGCTCTCCTCAAACATCACCTGCCTACGAAGCCACACCTCCTTGTACGGCTCATCCTTGCTAGCCCGCTTGCGACCCTTGTAAGCGTGAGCAAGACCTTCACCCGAGCCAAGCCTCATCAAAGCTATATCATCATCACCAAGCTCGATTGCGCTGCGAGCTTCGGCTAGCGCCTGATCCTTGCCCTTACCAGGCTCTCCGACAAGCGCAACAAAGAGGTTCAGACTGCCCTTATTCGCACCGCTGCCTCGACCTGGTAGTTGTACCTTGGGATGGGTAGCGGCAGCCACTCTGGCAAGTTCGCAACCAAGAACTGGCCATGGCGCCGTTCGGTTTGCTTGAGCATGGGAACGAATGTGATCGAGGATTGGAGTCTCAATCCAGAACATATCCTCTTTTGTTTCAGCCTCATCTTCGAGCCAAGAACCAAAATGAACAAGACGCTCCCACTGCTCATTCGGAACAGGATCAGCCATCTGTTCATTGAACTCTTTGGCCCGATCTAGGGCTTCATCTATTGAAACATTTCTGTTCCACAAACCGGCTATAAGTGATCTGAGCACCGGATAGCGCTCACCAATTTCCACTTCTTCTGGTGGCTTAGAGGAAGGCTTGTTCCCGTTTCTTCGGCTGCGCAACATACCAACAAGATCAACCGGAAAGCTCTCTTTGATAGAGCTCATATTACGCACCCATCGATATTGGCCGTTCTTGCCTATACTGGGGGCCAGAATTACATAACCACCTTCGCCACGGATGTCTATATCTGGTTCGCCCCTGCTACTATCATGACCAACACTAGGAACCCCATCAACGTGCTTGTAAAGTTGATGGTAGCCTCCGCTCATAGTCCGTTGCTTGGCACAACCACGAGCGTTCGCCTTCACAAACTGATCTAGTTCCGTTGGCAATGGGTCTTTTCCAACATCAACCACGCTAACACCGGACAACTTGCCGGTTGGCATCCCGATCATGGCATTTGGCCAATGGATCCACCAATTGCGAACCTTGTCTGGATCTATTGAGGCATCCAAGAAGCCATTCTTGGTAAATGGCCTTTTGTTGGGACGGCAAGGAAAGACTGGAAGCCCTTGTTTGGCATATTTGAGCGCGGCCCTAAAGACCGAATCATTGTTCATCGACCGAATCGAGTGGAAAGACTCGCCTCAATCGCTCTCCACATTTGGGGCGAAGCCTTTGTGGGATCGCCGATATCTACCCACTCAATATCCTTCCAATTATGGTCACAGAGTTCGTGATTATCATACAAATGCGAGAATATGGGAGCGCCATTGATTACTTTGGTGAAGGCCCCTTCACAATCAAAATGGCCGCCGCCACTATCGCAAGTACTCATACACAAAAGAGTTTGAATCTTGTCGGGGCCGCCATTTGAGAGAATGATTGGGCCAAAGTTTTCTCGTACCGCACTACACAACGCCCACTCCTTTTCATTAGCCTCCTTTGGCTTTACCTCAAACCAGCAATCAATTGATGGCAACCAAAAATCGGGCAGGTACCAACCTAGCTCATCTAGGTCAAACCCCTCTAGCTCATACTCCCAGTCTACCTCAAGAACGTCAAAGAAAACTGCCCATCGTGCTTCCAGACGGGACCGAAAATGACGACCAGAGTATCTGGTCTGAATAGCCTTCATGCGGTCTGCTCCCTTGCTTCGTGGCGATGGTTGGGGCCGAGCGGCTCACCACAAACCGCTCGACCCGCATCCGGATGATCCTCGGAAAGCGTAGCATATTCTCAAACTTCATGTTGGTCGGGACCGAGAGCATCGGTGAGCGTCCCCGGCGCCACGATGGCGATATCAATATGCTGGGTGATGTGCACCAGCTTCACTTGAAGTTTGGGAATTGGGTGATAGATGCTCCAGTAGTAGCTGAGTTCCAGAACATCGTTTGGATCAACTTTGGCGGACTTGAGGGCGTCCTTGATGAAATCGGGCATATCTTCTGGATCTGGATGCCTCATATTTCAACCTTTCGATTTCATTGATGGAAGGTTCGAGTCAGGTTTTTCGGGAACGAACTCATGATAATCTGATACCATCGTAAGAAAGTCGTCCCATGGCATTGCCACCCAATTAGGAGGCTCGACTTGGTCGATGTGTACAACAATCTCGCCCGTGGAATCGGACTCCCAAACTTTATGTTGGCCATAGTGCCTACTCATACTTCCACTTCCTTCCAATCGCTATGCCACTCATCGAGAGCCCACCAAGGTTCGTGATCGGCAAACCACGGACGTTGGTAATCATCGGGAACGAACTCAACAATCGGGTACATAAGTCCGCCTCCTGGTGATCTGTCCATCACCAAACGAACGGAAACTAGATCGCCACAATGCCTATTTCTCCATCGTGAGCCTGGTTCCGGTCGATCAACAACTGCTAAACCTCGTTCGCGCTTTTCGGCGTCATGGTTCCATTGCCATAACTCAAGATCCTCAGTCATACTTCAACCTCTTTGATGTTCTTCAGTTCGGCTAGGACAAACGATCGGCGACGAGTCGGCCCCATTTCTGGTCGGTCATCGCCGTCACGCGTCAGAACGTTGCCATGCAACATTGGTCGGAACTCGCCGTGACTCTTCTTCGGACCAATATCTGCGCCGGTCGGGACTATGACATAGGTGTGAGCTTCGCCCTTCCAATTGATGTAATCAAACTTGAGAGCCTTCATTGGTGTACCTCCGATAGAGCCAAACGTCATGTACGATTGCCACTGCAAGAGCCAACAGCAGCCCTATTCCCAACAGCTTACCCGGCTTCGACATAGTGAACCCCCGGTAGGACGACTACTTTGCCTGGGAATCGTGTCTGACATACCCTGACAACGCTCTGACATGGGCACCTAAGCCGGGACCCAGCGACCTTCGCGAATAAAGCCGTGATCGCCGCATGTACGACAGAGAATCGATGGTGACATCGTAAGAGGGTCCCAGGATTCCACCTGCCAGTGATTGGCTTCAGGAAAGACCTTTTGCATTACTGGTGTATCGAAGTGACAAACGCCCGAGCACTCTGTTCCATCAGGTTTCTTATGATCGATGATGATTCCGGCCTTCGGCTCGTCAGGTATCCCATCGTACTGAGGGTTCAACTCCCGATCGGGACTCCACCTGAAGTAGCGCATCGAGTGATCGTGCCCTATGTCGATGACCTTTATCACCCTCTTCTGAAATCGATGATCTGAATGTATATGAATGTATCCATATTTCCGTGTGATCCACCAGAAATTGTCGCGCTTGTTGAGACTTCTAATTGGGGAGCAACACCGACGCGCTTGCCTACCTCGGTGTTCAAAAATGAATCAACGGGTACTCCCTGGAACTCAAGTAACTCTTTTAGCTTCATGGATCATCCTAGAAGTTTGTTGACACGAGAGGCCAGATGTTTCAAAGCATCCCTTTCGTGAACAGTTCGACCGCGCCAAAGCGACCAATCTTTGAGCATCGAATCGGTGCAGAAACCCATATCACCTGGCATCTGCTTGACGTACACCGCATGTTGTTCGGAGCTTTCCTCAATCCCTCCGGCCTTCAACATACAATCCAAACCCGAGATGATACGCAACGACGTGATATCGGCGCTCATCGTGCGAAGCTGGAAATCCTCGATTGCAAGGGTGCAACGGCGCGCGGCTACCCGCGCAAGCTCGATGTGGTTTCTGTACCAGTACTCGTTTGTGAACTTGAGGATTGATATGGCCTGGTCCGAGTGCGAACCAGTGATAGTAAATGTCTTCAGCAGCCCCTTTCGATGGGCGCGCTTCATGGCCGAAGCGACTGTTGATTGGCTTGTGTCGATAAGCGCGGCGGCGACTCCTGTCGTTCCGCCTGGATCGACAGACACTACGCACCATGCGTTCGGGTTGGGACCCGACATTCTGCTCCTTCAAGATGAGACGGACTCCGGGCGCGCATCGTACCGCGAACCCAATGGGCGCGATGGGGAACTACGGGGAAAGTTGACGTCGCCCGCGTTTGCCCCTGATAGAGAGGCCGAGTATAATTCCTTCTACGTATGCCGTCGGTCGCAGCCCCCAGAGCGGGGAGGCAGTCTGAAGGCAAACGAACCTGGAGCAGCATCCTCTGAAGCTGCAAGCCGAGTGGCAAAGTCACCGGCTAATGAAAGCCCGATCCTCATAATTGATCGGCCCTGCGCAATGAGCGCGGAGATACCCGAGCTACAGGGGTTATATGGGAGCATCGACCGCCTTGACGCAGACGCTATGTTGCGCGACCCCGCCGAGTGTGAAGTTGTGAAGCAGGCAACGGATCAGCAACGGACGAAGTATGTAGCGAAAGATGGTAAGGGCGGACGCCAGGACAATGCAAGCCTGGGGAGCACACGCAGCGTGCGACTGCATCCATATGCTCTGAACAACACGAGTCCTACCAGTTAGGTTTCAAGCTCTCGTCCTAAGCCCGCACCAAGGGCCACAAAACAGATTTGGTGCTGCGCGACCGACGACCACGACTCAAACCTGGGTATAACAAGGAGACTCACGTATGAAATGCGTTGCCGTGCATGGTGTTGCGAGACATAACCTGGAGGCATTTGTAAGTTGCCACGTAGGATCTTCAGTCTCGCGGATTGGGTCCGATTCCCGATCACGGCAGTTGCAGGATCAAACGAACAAAGGAGAGTTGTGAGATATAGGGCATTCCATAAATCTGCGCCACGAAAGCCTCGCCCCACTAGCGGGCGCGGCGAACCGACTTTGGTGTACGCACCAAAACCGCGCCGAACGAAGTCAAAGCTAGTTCCGTTGAGCGAGCTTGAGAATCGTATCAAGGAAATGCTCGACAGATTGGCAGATCGACGTTATCGAGCACCCTGATGAGCACTCGGCATTCCTCTACTCAGAAGAGTACAAGGAGGACGCCGAGGCGAACAACATCAAGGTCATCACAGTCGCTCCGCTGCACTATCCGGACGACTTCTAAGGTCAACAAGGAGAGCAGATGATGAACGAGCAATATGTCGTAGTAGTAGACCAGAGCACCAAGCCAGCCAACCTGGATGGGTTCACCTCCTACGGTCCTGTAACCGGCGAAATGGCCGATAGGATTGTGGAGATTATCCACGAGATGTCGATGGACGGACTTTTCAACATCAACGCAGTGATTGCCGTACCACTCTACGGCTACCCTGCCGAAACCCGGTTCATCAGGCAGTTGTTCCGCAACTCCGTACCAAACGTAGGGTTACCAATCAAGGAGAGCCAAGATGGCTAACGTGAAGAACATCAGCATCAAGTGCGTCGTCCCGTTCGACTGGATCGGACGGCTGAGCGACGAGGACGCAGCGTTCTTGGCGCGCGTGCTCATCGCGCCCACGGCGGGGATTGTGAACGTGCGCGGCGTTCCGTCCGGAGCTAACAAAAACGGCGGGCGCACGGCGATGTACGAGGTGAGGATCTTCGGGCAGGAGGCGCTAGCCTGGTCCGCCATCGACCGCATCATCGAGTTGCTGGAGAGCTTCGGCGAGGATGTTCCCGAAGTCCAGTGCTACGACATGGAGGATGTGAGCGCATGAAGGGAGTAGGTCCGGACCCATACCTCGTCGTGCAAGCGGCGATGACGGATGCCCAGCAGGAGGCGTTCCTCGAAAAGCTGAAGGGAACGAACATGGATGGAGCGCACGTAGCCGATGCGCTAGCCATTTTTCACGACGGCGACCTGTTTGTGAGAATCACAGACGAGGTTTGGGAGAAATTGCCTCACCTGCAAGGCAATCCATACTTCGCTCCGAGCATCATCGCAATGACGTTTCTGAGGGACGGCAAGAGGCCGGACCTACACACCGTTGCCCACCTTTGCCACAACGCCACAACCGAGGCATTCGACGCAACGAGGGAGATACAATGAGTGGCTGTGGTTTGGTAATTGACTGCGACCATTGTGGCGAAGCCATACTTGATAAGGATCCGAGCGCGGAGCTATATGACCCGCTCAGCCCTCGCAAGAAAAGCGTTATCGTTCATGCAGAGCCGTGCGCGATGGAAATGATAGACAAAGGATGGGAGATAGCATGAGGTACAAGCATCGACGCCGTAAAAGCAGCAGGGTGGGTCGCTGGATAAAGAAGCCCACCGACCACCGCCGAGGCGCGACCAAGCCAATGACGATGGGTGATTTCAGATGGCTCGCACAAGAGCGCGACCTTCAGGTCACCGAGCACATCAGCAACGGCGGCAAGATTTTCATCAACGTCGTGGAGCCGAACGGTTCGCCGCGCACCGTGGAGATCATCCAAGAGCCAGTCGCTGAGGAGTCGTAATGGCAATCATCAGCTGCATTGCGTGGTTGATTTTCGCCATCGCGGTACTCACCGTCTGCGCTAGGTACAGCGCTAAGATCACGAGAGAGCTGAAGGCTCAGAGCGGGGAGGCAGAGTGAGCAAGCTGCACGAAGCACTCAACGAGGCATACGCCCATGTATGCCTATCCGAGTCTCAGTTGACTAGGGCCAACTCTGGGACGTTCTTGCATTCAGTCTTGCATTCAGACAAACGTGAGGAGTTGCGGGATCTGATCCGTGACGCCAGCACGCTAGGGCGCAGGATCGACCGGCTGCACCATGACATCACCGACGAAGAGTTGATGGCGCAGGCCGATCAGAGAGGATGCTAATGGAAGGCGAGGCGCTGCTTGGGTGCGAGGTGAACGGACAATGGGTCGAAGTTCACCGGTACATCTTCCGTACCTGGTCGGGGCTCAAACGCCTCAACGGAAAGATGTACTACGGCCCAAGCTGCCTGCTCGGGCACGGATACAAGGGAGACTGATGAACGAAGCAATACTCAAGCCGTTTGGCCCGAGGGTGCTGGTCGCGGACCCGCCGATGGATAGCTCCAGGACTTCGGTGCTCATCATCGTCGGAGAGGTTCACCACGTCAAGAAGGGCATCGTCATCGAGGTGGGAGATGAGGTCCCGTACCTCGAACCGGGCGACGTTGTCTACTACCAGGAGAACTGCGAAGTGGAGATAGCGTCGTACAAGATCATCAACGCCAACTGCGTGTTGGCATACGAGAAGGAGGATCGGTGATGGCTCACTCACCTTGCCAGAACTGCGAGCGGCCGCTATCGCGCGAAGAGGCAATCGACACCGGCGAGAGGTACCACGAGACAACTACCATATTCGAGTGCCCAATGTGCGGCGCACGGATGTTTTCGTGGGTGCCGCTATTCGCCGGTGTATTCGTTCACGGGTGGGGATGGCAGTTGCTTCCCCATCAGATTCCCAAGAAGCAAGAATCAACTCCATGAAGAATAAAGGAGACATATGGGTGCATGGTGACAGAGAGTCAATCCTAATTTGCAATACCGATGCAGGAGCGTACAAGATGATGACCCCTCCCTTCAAAAGCGGTGACAGAGTTCGGTGGAGTGAGTCCGGACAACACGGAACCGTCAAGATGTGCGACGACGAGAACGTCTGGGTCGATTGGGACGCTCCTCACGAGTACGAGGACAAGCTCGTTCGCCTGCCCGAACCAGACCTGGAGAGAGTCGAGCAAAAGGAGCGCCGCGAACCGATCACGATCACGCACAACGAGTTCGACAAGTTCCTTGAAGGACAAAACCCGGTCGGTGAGCTATTCGGGCTTGTCGAGGGCCACTTCTACGGCGTCAGAAACCCGAACCCAACAGAGCAGGACGATCCGGCCTACGACTCGTACATGGAGGAACAGAAGTCCGAACACGAACGAGAGATGGCGCACGGAGGCAAGTCCAAGTGCCCGCATTGCGACGAGTACGCAATCACACATTTCACCGTCAACCCGCAGGACCCGACATCGTGCGAGCACTGCGAGAACTGCGGTATGGAGCAGATGTTCGGTGACTGGCGACAGGGCGAGCCGGGACCGGCGCCAAAGACGCGGCTCGATGATCCGCCATACGCATAAGAGAGAGACATGAAGAAAAAGCTAGACCCCAAAGATACATACGTCGTTCGAGATATGTTCGGGTGTGGGGAGGGTCACTTCCTTACGCCGGGTTTCACTCATTGGGAGTCGGGAGAGGCGTGCCCGCACGGCCATAGCGAATCAGCAAATAACGCCGATGTGCATCTATATTGGCGAAAGGCTTTGGTTCCCACAAATGTCGGCACCAAAGAGAATCCTTACGACACAAATACCAAGACCTACGACGAATTGTTCGCCGAGAAGCCGGGTACGTGGGTCCATCTGCCGCTAGCGGAATAAGGAGAGACATGCCAGACAAATGCAGGTACATCGTAGTCGAGCTATTCGACTCAGCTAACGTCGATACCATCGCGCACAAGATCGCGATCAAGATTGAGGAAGTCGTCAAAGCTACACCAGCCTCGGATGACGGCTTCGGTCACATCGTGCTCGATACCAAGCGCCAGCGGCTCGGTAAGGACGAGGCTCGCAAGGTGTTCGCTGAGCGGACCGGCGCCAAGAATGAGTGGGGGATCTAAATGGAACCGCTTATCGTATTTCACTCATGTCCGTGCGGCAACACGGACCCGAGCCGCTACCAGAGGATCGTGGTCGACAAGATCGTATGCCCGATCACGTTGTGGGTCCAATGTCTATGCTGCGGGAGGAACCTCCCGGCGCGAGATGAGGAGATTGTAGATGCCCAAGGGTAAGAAGGACAGCCGACCGCACCAGTCGCCGCCAAAAGGTCCGCCGCCGATCGAGAAGTTTGGCGCCGATGCCAAGGAGCAAGAGTGGAGGATCGAGTTCTTCCGACACGGAGCGCACCTTATGGAGTCGCTCAGCCTGCTGGTCGAGGCGCAGTTGAAGGACCAGAACGGGGAGGAATAATGGAAGAGAACAATACGGCAGTCAGAGTAGACAGGGTGCCGCTCTGCGACTACTGCACACATTTGGGCGTCAATGAACCGGCAAAGTACGATGCCAAAACGTCGCATGGACCTTGGGCATTCATGTGTCAAAGGCACTTCGACATGTACGGCGGGCGATTGGGCCTCGGACTCGGTCAAAAGCTCAAGCTAAGGAAGAGGACGTAACGTACATCGAGGAACAGATCGAACGCGGCGAGTGCATCCGGCAGCAACTCATAGAGGACATTCGCGGGCGGATGGAGCAGATCCACTGGGCAGTCGAGTGGACCGAGTTTCTTGAGGGAATGCAGGAGCTAGCCGACTACAAAGCTCAGAAGCCGAAGGGCGTCACATGGGACGATGTGCTTGATTGGTTCAAGAAGAGGTACGTCCCGACTGATCAGTTCCGCCTCAAAGATATGGCGATCCAGTTCGACAAGCAGAATGGATGGGTAAAGGCTCGCGTAGACAAGCTCATCGCCGAAGGCTACCTAGAGAGCTACGGCAACGGTCTGTTGCGCAGGCCAGCCATTCGACTTGGCGAGAAGATGCGATTGCATCCAGGAGTTGACGTATGAGCATGGATGCAGTCAAAGCCGCAGCTATCGTGCGCAAGGTCATTCACTCGTTGCGTCCGAGTGGATGGTGGTATCGAGGCAAGGACCGCGTTGGCCACAAGGTCAACGTTCATTACGGCGACGGAGGGTATGCAGCAACAGTCAACTATGAGACGTATCCGTGGGTTACCTACGAACTGTTGGATAAGATAAACGACAAACTAGACGAAGCACAACTCGGCATAGAAGCAGAATACATGTCGAGCTATGAGATAGGATTGATGCATCTATGGGACAAACAGTAGAAGATGTAAACAGCGAATGCGTCGTCACAACGGACGCAATCAATAAGTACCGCGAGTGTCTGGAGCTAATCGAGCAGGCTCACCGTTGGGCTCAGGGCGAGGATATTCCCTGGGAACAGGTCGGCGATCACGGACAGGAGATTGTTCGGGAACGACGTGAACGCGTTGCAGATATGGAGCGTAGTTTCTACAAGAGCTTCATGCATCTTATCACCGTTTCGCAGCACCACGACGGTCCGCTCACAATCAATGCCGACGCCGCTCCGGGTTCGTTCTTCTGGCATCACAAGAAGTCGGGCTATCACGGCGGCCTTATCTTCCACCGTGCCTGGGGCAATAGCGGCAAGGACCCGATGCCCTACGGCACCTGGAGCATTCACACATGATTAGTTACGAGGATTGTGTTCAAAGAGGCCGCGAGATAGTGGTGGCACAAAGCAGTATGAACTGGGAATTGGGGGACCTAGCCCGAAAAGTCGTCAACGTCTACAAAAATGATTTTTCTGGATCTCTAGAAATACCGGAGATTCTCGAAAAATGGGCAAGAGATATAGGTTGTGATGCATCAATAGGTCACATAATGAACTTACGTAAGGTGAGTCAAAAATGGCCAAAATCAAGACGTATATCTGGTGTATCATGGACCGTACACAGAGTTCTTGCTTATCAAGATAATAGATTCGACATAATCAAGCCTGGCATGACCAAGGTCGATGCAGAAGCCCTTGTCGGCAGAACAATAGCACACAGTCGCGTCGCGCTAACTGTTGCCGATGGGATCCGCAGACTTCAATCAGCAGAGGGATGGATCAAATCAGCAGCCAGAGTTGATTACTCAAATGCTAGCGAGGATGAACTTCAATTGATTGGCGAATGTCTATCAAGAATTGAAGACGCCGAAAATGAATTCCTTGTTGCTGCCGAGATGCAAAGGGAGTTGTACGTATCGTGACCAAGAAGGACTATCACAAGAGGGAGATGAAGAAGTGAGCTTCGAACAAGGTGGAGCAGACTTCATCTGCAAGGGCAGGAAGACAAAGAAGGCTCTGAAGGATGCCATCAAGGAGGGCCCCTCAAAGGTCTATCTATCCAGCACGTCGGCTGTCGTGCGTGGGTGGTCGGGCTACGCTAGCGATCTGCCTGAAGACATGTCGTTCAACGTCGTCGGACCTGATCCATTTCAAGATCGTTCGTGGTTTGCGACGGTTACCAGAAATGGGGATAAGGTAACGGTGAAGTAATGCCAAGGCGCGGCACGCCGCGCAAGTGCAAGCCCGGCTGTACTTGTAGACGGCATCAGAATAAAGGTTTCAAGAAGGGATATGATGCTCGTACCGGCCTACCAACTAGACCGCCAATGGATCGGTTTATGGAAAAGATCGAGCGAGTTCCCTTTCCAAAGGACCTATCTGAGTCTGTGAAAGGTCCATGTCTAATGTGGATAGCCGGAACACGAGGCGGGCAGGCCCAGTTTTGGGACGGAGAGAGGATGGCATACGGCCACATATGGATTTGGAAGCAAAAGAAAGGACCAATACCAAAAGGCTTCGATCTTCATCATAAATGCGGAAGGCATTTGTGTATGAATACAAATCACATGAAGCCGTTGTCTCACTCTGATCACGCAAGGACCCCGCAAGTAAGAGCAACATGGTTCAAGAAGGATTCGCCAAAAATCAAAGTTTGTGAGTGGCGCGGAAAGGAGTACACAGCAAGTAGAAGTTCAAGGAGATTTTGTTCTTTGAATTGCATGAGTTACCATCGAGAAGAAGTGAAAAGGAGCGCAAAAGTTGTCTAGGATTATTTTGTCCAGATACGAGAACGGACAAGAACGATTGGTAGTTGGCTGGGATTTCCCTGCTGGTGGAACATTTTGGCAGGAGTTCAACAAGGAGCCGGAACCAGAACAGAACGGGGAGGTAGACTGGAGTAAGCACCCCGACTGGCAGGAGGTACTGCGGAACGGCGGTATGTGGCCGGGACTGCCGCTCGCCAAACTGAAGGAGGACATGCCTGACGATCTAAGGCCACTCGTAACCGACGAAGTGATGGCGCTCCTGAGCGCGCACCGCGACGACCCCGACTCGGGGTACAACGTAGGACCGATCGACCTCACCAACAAGGAGGAAGCACAGTAATGGCAAAAACAAAGTCACCCAAGCCCAAGGGAAAGAAGCCCTCTGACGTCGAACTCGACGGCAAGATCACCGCTTACTGCGTGTCATGCCGCAAGAAGAACCAGGCAATCACTGATCCAGTTCTTACCTTTACCGCAGTTCAGGGCAAGTGGAAGCCGATGGTTCAAGGGCAGCATTCATGTGGAACGAAAATGACCAGATTCGTGAACCAAGATTTCGTAGATGAAGTCATGGCCTAAGTGCCCAACGTGTGGTAAGAATCTAGGGCACAGAAACAAAACTGGGTACTGCACACACCATTGGCAGCGCCCGCTAATGAGCGGACCTAATAGCCCTGTTTGGAATGAGGATTTACATAACAAACCTAAGAATTGCACAGACTGCGGAAATCCAATAACAATTTGGAGTAAGACCGGATTGTGTAAAAAGTGTTCAGGACGAATATCGGCAAGATATGGACCCGATCATCATGCCTGGAAAGGAGGACATTCCAAATCTCCTAGACCATATAGGGCGCTTTATCCGGTTCCGGATGATGTGCTGTGCCAATACGAAGGATGTCGGAAATTATTTCAAGACATCCATCACATAGATGGCGATATAACAAACAACAACCCGGGAAATCTGATCCCGCTTTGCAGGAGGCACCATATGGAAGTAGATGGTAGGCTGGACGCGCTTATCACGCGCAATAGAAGTCGCGGCACCAAGATGACGAAGTTCGTCAGCCAAGACTTCGTGGACGAGGTGATGGCGGGCGCGTAGTTGTTATTTGGACGTTAGACTAACTCCCGAACAAGGAACCCGAAACCCATCATATACCCCGAACAGGAGTGTAATGCCTGCGGCAAAGAAAAGCCAGAATAAGTTTGATGTCGTTCTTGACGTTCCCGTTCCCAAGAAGCACGTTGTTCGATTCGAGAAGGTTTACGACAAGAGCATCGGGCACCATGCCGAACATGGGATTTCCCCAGTATACGTGAGCAACGAGCTTCACAAGAAGCTCGGTTCACCGGAAAAGGTCAAGGTAACTATCGAAGCCGTATCGTGAAGCGCTGGTTTGTAGTAGCAGAGGGATACCACGACGTAACTGAGTGCGTCGTCGTGGTGTTCGGTCCGTTCTACGTCGAAGTGGATGCGAGAGCATACGCGATGGACGTCTTTGACGAGAATGGATGGACGAGTGTAGAGGCTCAACTACTTACAAACCAAGAGGTACGTGCAACGACAAAAGATCCAGTCATCGACCCGTATGAGAAGGAGAAGGTAAGATGCCACTAGTACTGGAAATCAAACGCAACGGCGAAAGGGTGAACCCCGGTTGGGACTACTTCGCTCTGAGTTGCGTCTACACAGCGGCGATGAAGGAGGCGTCGCCAGAGACTAGGATCAACGACGAGTTCACATACGGGGACATTCCCGAGGAAAGCTGGGTAGATTGGTCGAGGTGTCCGATCTACTACATGGCTGGATGCCCGCTCCTTGAGAAAGGACGGCAAACGCTGGGTCGTGATCATTCGTTCTCGACCTTGGACGATAGCGGCAAGCGTCGCGAGTTCAAACTGCTGAAGGGAGATGAACTAAAGGCTTACAGATCGAGCAAATAGATGCCCATATTGCTGGAGGGCTACGTGCCGAAGTACAGGAGATTGACGTACCGTGATGAAGACATAGATCACCGCTATCTCCGAGACATGGTCGAGCGTTTGGTCGGCCACCAGGTAGTAGTGCGAATGCCGCGCAGCGACCAACTTTGGAAGCGCGGCACCCTGCTCGCCGTCTATCCTGATACCGACAGATTCAGGGTTAGCTGGTCAAAGCGCGGCAAGGGTCGCAACCTAGTAGGACTCTGGAGGGTTCACCACAACTGTCTCTTCGATGAGAATAAGTTGCCAGAACCTTTGGAGAATGCTATAATCAGAACGGTAAAAACAACTACCCATCGGAGGGTTACAATGGCCACAAAGGCCACGAAGGGCAAGGGCAAGGCCGCAGCGGAGTCCAACGGACGGAGCCGAGACATCCTAGAGGACTTCAGCGAGGCCGAACGCAAGCGTCTGGCGAAGCAGGTGTTCGCGATGAAGAAGGACGGGGCAAAGTGGGGTGAGATCGGGGAGGAACTTGATCTACCCGGTGAGCGCCCCTCCGTCGCCGGTCGGCGTCTGCTCCGCGAGTACCACCCGAGCGGCGAGTCCATGATCAGGGAGCGCGCCGAGGGTAGCGGTCGCAAGCCCGCTGCCAAGGCGTCAGCGAAGGCGGACACCAAGCGCGGCACGACCAGGACTGCTGCCAAGGGCGGCGGCACCAAGGTGCGCGTCAAGCGCGGAAAGGGGCGGGCAACAAACCCCTAGCCGCGTGCGAGTCTGATGAAGATGTCGCACGGATGATCGAGGGGAAGCGGCTGTTGCAAATCAGCCGCTTCCCCGTCACTCCTGGAAAGCCGCCTCCAAAGGGGCTGATGGAGATCGAGCACAAAGTTCTAACCTTCAAAGCCTATCTGCCAGCAGGTGTGACCAGCGAGGGTGGATGGAGAGAGAAGGACATAGTTCAGTTCTACACAGAAAATGGCGGTCTGCGCACGATCTACGCAGAAGACATCGTCATAATGTAGGACAATCTCCTTCACACGTCGGCATAATGCTGTGGACAGAGAGTGGCTAGGGGATCAGGGGGGGGGAACGTGTGCCCCTCCCCTAGCCTGTCGAGACTTGCTGGGTGTGTTTGCTCTCCTGCACTAATGCCCAGAGCGCGCAGGATTCCTGACCCGGTCCGTGGCGCGCACCAGCCCGCTTTTG